CCCACGCTGCCTCATCTTGAGCCAATAAACAAGTGGTTAGTTCTAATTCTATACAATCTTCTGCTACTGTATCTTCTACTAATAATAACCCTGCATCTTCTAAAGCAATACAACATTCAGGTATAATTGTTATAATTTCTTTTAATTTTAATTCACTACACGGAGTTCCTTCAGCAGAAGGAGCATTTCCTTTTGCTATAAAACATTGCCCACAATAATTTTCTAACCAATCAAGTATTAATTCTAATTTATCTTCAGTAATACAATTATAGGCAGGTACATCTGAAGGTTGTATAGCTGCATTTGAATATAAACAAGCTAAAGATTCATAATCAGTTAAAATATCTAAAAATGCTGCCGCAAGTTTAAATTTTGTTACACAGCCACAGGTAGGTTTTCTTCCCTCTCGAAGCATACAGCAAATCTCATATCCTTTTTCTCCTATACAGATTGAAATTAACCATCGTCTGTATTGTAGATCTGCAACTGTATAATAATGTTCTCCGGCCATTTTAATATCTCATTATATAAAGTAATGAATAATAAGGAGGCATTGCATTTGCAGCTCCTCCAGTATTCTCTGCTGTTGTTGTATCCCATTGAGAACCTGCACCATATCCGTCAGTATCTCCTGTAATACCTGTTGTAGATGGATCTTGTATATCTGTTTTACCTGCTAACCCATGAGTATGTGCTCCTCTTAAAGTACCGGGAGAAGAAGCAGAATGTTCATTAGTTAAAGTGTAATTTCCTCCTGCTCCAGTAGAAGTTACATCAACAAGAGCAACCTTACACCCTGTTCCACCACAGCCAATAGCTTCTGTTTCTCGTACTCCATGAATATGAATACCGTTTCCATTTACAACTGGAGGATCAAGTAGAAGAGTATCAAGATCATGTCGATGATCATCAATTGAAACTCCTGTTAAAGTATGAGCATGATCAGGTATATTAGAATCAATTAAAGTATTGTCTTTGTGTGTATGATTTTTACTTCCTCCTGTATTTGCTAAAGAAAAATCTACATCTCCTGGATCAACACCAACAATAAATTTTCCTTCAAGATTAGGAGATATAATATTTCCTGTTCCATCTGTTCTAACATAAACACTTCCATCGCAAATACACCAACCTCTCATATCAAGTCCTCCTACACCTGTAAGATCTAATCCTTCTCCACCTACTGAAAAATTTGCACTTGTAATAGAAAACATATTAATTAAACCAGGACTACTAAATAGATTCATATATAATAATCGAGCTGGATAATTTGAAAGAAGCTCTGTATAAAGATCTAAAGGAGCAGCACCAGAGCTTGGTCCTGGAGGTCCTGGATCACCTTGAAGTCCTTGTATTCCTTGTATTCCTTGAGCACCTGTAGCTCCAACAGCTCCATCTGGTCCTGTTGGTCCCATAGGCCCAAGAGGTCCTGAAGGTCCAATTGGAATATTAATTTGTGCTGCCTCACAATCTGGACAAACACCGCAATTGTTACAACTCATAGTTTTTCATTTTAGCAGGATGAACATTTAGTACAAGCATTGTTTACACACTCTAAAAGATCTGTTGCATTACCAACATTACCAGCCGCAGCTTGATATAACATTGATTTGTATAAAGTATAACTATAAAGAGCATCATCTACTGCATCTCCTTCACAACAATCACATCCTGTTGTTTTAGCTAATTGATTATATACACAACATTTCGCATTATGAGCGAGTAATACATATTTAGTAACAGCTTGTAAAAAATATGGGGCAGCTCCTGCTGCAATGACAACTAAGTATCGGATTGTATAGACTCCATCAGGAAAAACACTTCCTGTTGCATAGCCTATATCTTGTGGGCTTATGGTAAAAATATCATTTCCAGATCCACCTGGATCAACAAATGTTACTGGAACATCTAAACCATATTCCCAAGAAGTAGAGCCTGGCTTCATTACCTCTATTCTAATACCTGTTGGCATCAAAGGAACTCCTGCATTAAATCCTATTTCTGTTCTTAAGTAATTAGGAAGTCCAAATCCAGTTGGATTTGTTGTTACATCATAATCTCCTGTATTCTCCAAAAGAGCAAATGTTTTTCCATCAGGAGATTGAGTTGCTTTTAAATTTAATACTATGTTACTCGCTAAATATGTACCTGAGTAAGGGCTTGTATATGCCATATCCTTATTTTTTAATTAAAAAGGGAGGGGTACTGTGTAAACACAAGCAACCTCTCCCTTTCAAAATTACAGAATTATTTTTATTAATCTATCGATTAATAAGCATATTCCACGAATAGTTTGAACTTTCCAGCTGTTAATGCGGCTACTGTAATCTCCAATTGTACATATCCTCCAGGACTAAGGCTACTTGAACCTATAGTAAAAGGAATGTTTCTTGGGGCTACAAGACCAGTTATAGCTAAAGCTGTTCCAGAAATTTGATCTCCTCCAATTAGGATTTCAAGTTTTGCACCAGCTCCAGCTAAAGAAGTTGAAATATTGCCTGTAAGACTTGTAATAACAGCTCCTGCAGGAATAAATTCAGTATCAGCTAAAGTTATAACGCTAACTAATCCGCCATCTACAGCGAAGTCATATTCGCATATTGCTAATTTTACATTTGATAATGCCATGATTTCAGTTTTTTTTTAAGTTAAATAATATTAAAGTGCTAAAGCAACAAATGCTTTAGGAACTGAAGCCATATATGGATTAAGTATTGCTTCAATCGCAGCTTGATTAGCAGATCCTGCAGGTACAGCTATGATTGTTTGTACTGGAGATGCGATCTCACCGTTCAATGAAGAACTGGCATGAACATCGTCATTAGCAATACTATAAACATCATATGTGCCTGTTGAAAGTGCATTTCGAGGTGCAGCAGGAATTGGAAAACCAGTCCTGTTTAAAGCTCCATCATAACCAATAGCAAATTCTTCCATTGTAGCAACTAACGGATATGTTCCAGAACCTGGAGAAGGTGCGGTTGAATTAGAACCAACAGTCGTACCAGCAATTCCATTAATGTACAAATATCCAAATTGATCAATCGCTGTCGCATTCGTAAAGCCAAGATCAATCGAAAGTTTAAAAGCAACTTGCTGATAAGTATCTAAGCTATTATATGCTTGAGAAACTCCATCAAGTTGTAATCCTCTTAAAGCACCGTTTGATGCAACAGAAGCTGTTACATATTTAGCGGCTTCTACGTCAGCATTAACTGCAGCAACCATCAAACCAGCTAAATTAACAACTGTAGCGGCAGTAGCAGTAACTTCAAAACTTCTACGAAGCTGTCGTTCTGACCACAAACCCGGATCGATTTGAATTACAATATGAAATGAAAATACATCTCCTACAGCAGGAAGAGGTAAATCATTTATTGTACCATTACATCCAATAAAAGATAATTGTTCAGCAGCAGCAACATAAGAAGTACCTTCATACTTTACTACATTTGCTCCTTGAATTGTTGGAGCGTACTTAGGGATATCACCTGCGGCCATCCCCATGACCGGAGTTATCTTCGCAGAATCAGTAATCGTATCGCCACCGGCTAAAAACGTACCATCATCCTTCAAGAAAGCTATCTCACCAGCAGCTAAAGCTCCAACAGTCGCACCAGCGGTAGCTGCAGCATTGTTACTGATCAGTATTCTATAAGTCCTTGTTCTTGACATTTTATTAAATTTTTAAATTATTAAATAATTATTCTTGTTTACTTAACTCACCTAAATAAGTCTGATACCTCTGGCTTTCAATATCCTCCAGAGCCATTGCAGCTGCCATATCTACGATTTCCTGATGCGTATGATCTGCTAATTCACAGTTCGTTGGCACAGTAATACTCATATTTACAGGTCGCTTTATGTATCTGAAAAAATAATTTTCCAGCTGAAAAGTACCATCTGTGAGCAATTCTACATCCGATTCATACATAAGTCTTGGGACCTGGTTGGACCACGGCTTACTAAAAGGATCTATAATCACTCTGTTATAATCGTCATGTTGGATTGGCCTTACACCAACTCTTTTGTTTTCTGCAACAACAAATTTTCCAGTTCCAGTATAGTCAAAAGTGCCTACATTGGTTTTGAAAGTTTCTCCTACAGAGTAAACAATAGCATTAAATGTAATTGTTCCTTTCGTAACGATATAAGTTGTTTGGTCTTCTAAATCACCCGAAGCAGGGGTAATAGGATTACATCCTGGAGCCCATAAACTTATTTCTTCATTAATCATAAACCAATAATTAGCAGGAACAGGAACAAAATAACCATGTTCTTTATTTTCTGCTGTTTGTGTTGTGGTTACAACTAATTGTCCATTTTGAACTACTTCTCTTAAATCATCCATTCTTTTTTGAGTTGCCTCAAAAGCGGCTCTTTTAAGATTAGAAGTTCCATATCTTTGTTTTATAAACCTTTCCTGCGACATATTTAGAAGCTCATCTATTTCTTCCGGCTCAAAGTTAGGATAATTTAAAGTATCCAACTTGTCGGTTAAAATCTTAAATCTTATATGCATCTCCTGAATTGTCATTATGCAGAGGCTTCAAGTTTATTTTTTAAAGATATTAATAAATTTTGATTTTTAGGATCTTCTAAATACAATATCGTAGATTCTAAGTCATGTCCTATGACATCATCTCCTACTAAATAGTGTGTTCCACTTTTTCTAATTGCATTGATTCCTAACAGGTCTTCAATTAAAATTCTGGTTTTAAAATTAGGAAGACTTAATATTTTATTAAATTCTTCAGGATTGTCCTGAATAACTTTATCTACTTCATTTTCAATCATAGTAGCTGTCATATTATCTGCCCTTTTTCCCATAAGTTTTAATACATCTTTCATTTCAGATGTAGACATATTACCAAATTTAGAAAATGCTTGTCTACGAGCTTTAACAGAAGTATTTTCCTTCTTAGCGTCTTCCTCTGCATCATAGATAACATATTCGGCTTTAGGCCATTGATCTAATTCAGTTACAGAATTTGCTACCCGTCTGCTTTGCATACATACTTGGTAATCTAAAAAATCTTTTGGTTTTGATAAATCTAATGTTAAAGGTTTATCATGTATATGAATACAATATTCCATCCAATATTGACTATAAGATGCTAAAGTTCCTGGATCTTCTCCAAGATCTACTTCAAGCTGTGATTGCTGACTTTTTGTTAATCCTGTATGAAAACCACCTCTACCCTGATGAGTAGTAATAGTATCCTTACATTTAGGATAACGAGTAAATCCAGCCCAATTCTTTCTATCGATTGCTTGAATATTTATAGTTCTATTTTGATATAATGTTTCCACTTTTTCCTTTTTTTCCTTTTTCTCTTTTACTATTGCCATTTCTCTCTTTTTTAGCAAAGAATATTGGGGAGGAATTATCTCCTCCCCTCTATTCAGGCTTATTCACAAAATTATTAAGCAAGTGTTGCTGTACAAATCAGCTCTCCACATGCCATTGGGTTTCTTACCATAACACCACATTCAGTTAACATATGTACTGAATATCCGTCTAAGTTAGAAGACCTCATAGTTCCTATAGATTTTGCAGGATTACCGTAAGGATCAATTGATCCAGCTTCATGCCACATAATCATATCAGAATCTTTTTTGTAGACTTTTTGAATATTAGATTCTCCACCTTGAGTACCGAAGTCTAAGATAGTAAACCTATAAGATTCAATTGGTCGACCAGTTTTCCAATGTAACTGTCTGTTTCTTACTGTGTTATCATACAGAGGAAGATGCTTAAGAGTAATCTTAGTACCATTCAAACCTTCATAAGTTTTGAATTGACCACCAAGCTTAAGATCCTGTCCTTTTCCTGTAACAAATACAGAATCAACAAGAGTGTATTGAGATGCAGAATTACGCATTGCTTTGTCAAATTCAGCAAATCCATATTCTCCGGTGAACGCTACAAAGTGTCTATCAGACTCTGGAGTAACATTGTAAGAAAGATCAATTAAGAAATCTCTCACGATATTTTCCGTAAGTTCTGTATAATACCTTTTATTAGCTGGAGCAATTTGCTCTCTAACACCTGCTCCTTCAAATACTGGCAATCCATTAGAACCGATCATATCAGTAACACCTTTAGGATCAGTAGAATACTCTGAATACCATAAAGACGCTTCTAATTCTCGATACCATTGTGCCATTGCTTCCCATTCAGCGAACTTAGTCCAAATCTGAGAAGTTTTCTTGGGATTTTCAGGATCGGCAAGACTAATTACTAATACATCTGTAGCAGCTGAACGAGTAACTGTGTAAGACTTTCTCAAAGTAGACAAATGATTTCTCATTTTGAATGGAGTTGAGAAGGTAGTATTACCACCAGTTGAAAATTCAGGTACAGTTGCATATTCCTTAGAAACTTGTTTTCCAGGTTGCATTTGATCTACAGGAACAAAAGCTGTATCATCAGCACCTGTTACCTTAACATCATACACCCATCCTTTTCCATTATAGAAAGGATCTGCCATAACACGAACTCTGTATGCACGATCATCGAAAGTTAATACATCTCGGTTAGCAAACCATTTTTCTTCTAAAAGAATTTGAAAAGATTGACGGGCTATACCTGGAGTCGCTCCTGTTGCGATATTTTCAATGATTTTGATGGGTTTTTCATCATCACCTTGTAAATACCAATCGTATTCGCGATTTCCTAAAGCTTTAGTCCTACCAGTTCCAGCAGTTAAATACTGGAGTGGATTTTGTCCTTGCATACCGAATATCCTATGAACAATTGTGCTAATAGTTTCCGGTTCTGTAAGAAAGGCTCTGGACAAATGATTCTGTTGAGTCAGTCCAGAATGCCATTTCGTTTTATATAATTGTAAACCATTTACTGACATTTTATTAAATTTTAGTTGTTATTAAATAATTAAAGTAGTTTTTTCCAAGATGAAAAGTCCATCTCTTGTGTATCAGTAGCTTTTTTCTTCCTTTTAGATGATCCTTTCATTTTTGATGTACTATCAAGATTGGATAAACTATCACGAAGTTTACTGGACACTTTTGATCTGACTTTCTTCTCAATATTAGAAAAATCAAACTTGTTATACATTAACCAGGCCATTTTCAATTGTGAATCAGAATCTGCTTCTATATCCTGTAACAATCGAGTCTTTCCCTCCTTATTTGACTCCGTTATGTATTTAAAAAAATCTTCTTTCTTTCTTGGAGATATTTCAAATCCAGCAATCTCTTCTTTGTCGTCAATACTTTTTTTAATATCATCGACATAGAGTTTATGTGCATCGATCTGCTCCTGATGATGTTTCTTTTGCTGACTTACAAGACTCACTTCATATTCTTCCTGCTTCTTAACCAATTTAGGATGAATCCTTTTTGATTGTTTAGCAAGAAGACCAGATTCTTCATAGTCAGTTAAAGATTCACTTATCTCCTCATCAGAATATCCTTGAAGCCTCATCCAATCAGTAACTAATGCTTTTTGGACTGAATCTTTCTCAAGAAGTTGATCTGTAAGACCTTTATAATCAGGAACAGATGAACTGTTCTCAATATATTTCTTAGGATCACCTCCTGCTTCCAGGTACTCTAAAAATGCTGCAGCTCCATTCGGAACAGATTTTTTATATTTATCTACAGCATTACTAACCGTTTTGTCCATCATATCTAAAAGACCTTTCTCTGAATCTTCAAAATCTTCTGGATCATAGTCGGCTACGCCATTTTCATGTAAGAAATTTGCAAAATTTTGAAAAGCTGATAATTCTTCTCCAGGTTCCTCCTGTTCATCATCATCTTCATCATCTGTTTCTTCTTTTTTAGAAGTTGATTTTTTAGCAACCTCTTCTTTTTCCTCTTCGTCTTCTTCAGTTGTTTCTTCTTCCAGAGTTTCCTCTAAAGATTCAACTGTTTTTACTTTTAAGGCTGGTTCAAGTGTAGATCGTTTGTCTTTAACTTTCTTTTCTTCTTTTTTAGTATCCTCTTTTTCAGGATCAGAAGTAAATACTGTAGGTTCAGATATTACATCTACTCCTTCCTCAGTTATTACTGCGTCAGAAGCTAATAAGTTAAAGTTTGATAGATCTACTTCTCCGTTTTCGTCATTACTCATAGTTACAAATTTAGAATTATAATTAAATAAATTATACTTTGTTAAAAAATAATTGTCTATATTATAGCTCTTTCTTATTTAGAGCTTTGATTTCTCCCTTCGTTGTTCGTTTATTTGTTCTTTTTTCAAACCAAGCTCTCGTTCCTTTAAATCTAACTCTCTATTAGATTTTTCTCTCTCCTGTTCCATCTTTTGAAGCTTTAACTGGTTCTCAGCCACATACTTATCTCTATCAATAGTATCTTTAATACCATTATTATTAAGATCTGTGTCCATTAATTTAGCTTGAGCTTGTATAGTAGCAACTTCAATTTTAGTTTGATTGTCTTGAATATTTCTGGCATCTTCTCTTGTCTGTTTCTCTTGTTCAGTTTGTTGAACCATTTGGGCCATCTGCTGTTGAGCTTGTTCAGCTTGTTGTTGTGCTTGTTGTTTTTGCTTTTCACCTTTTTCTTCAGCTGCTTCAAGTGTTCTTGTCATATCTGCTAAAGAATCTGTTTGCATGATCGTAGCAAATTCACCTAATTTTAATGTTCCTGCTTGTAATGCTCCTTGAGCAGAGGCTCTTAAAGTTTCAAGAGCTTTAACATCTTTGGAGCTGTTAGTTATAAATATTCCAAATTCTGTATCAGGAAAAATATTGTCCTCAAGATTTATAAATACTCTGGACATATCACTTAAAACATATTGCATTTTCTTTGTTCCTTTCCATGCAATTTTTGCTACATCTATTAAAGCCTCAAATACTCTTCGTTTAACTTCATCATGGTGTGCAAACCAATATTCAGTAATATGACTTGACTGAGTAACAGCTCGTTCCGTATTTCCTACTAATTCAGAGGAAGTTATCTGTCCCATCCGTTGCCTGGACACTCCACAAAGTTCTTCCATTTCTGATTTTATTTGTTGAAGCATTTGAACATGTTGATTAATATAATTTCCCATTGACAGATCAATAGATGTGAACTGATTGAAATTAGATTGTTGTCCTTGAGCTCCTTCTTCTGCAGAATTTATAAACATAATTCCCATAGACTCTAAATAATAAAGCCAGGTATCTACATCCCATCCTTCTGATCTTGGAATTTGTGCAATATCCATAAGAGCCAACTTACCTTTTGTTTTTGCAAAGGCAAGTTCAGTTCTATACATCAATATATTATACATATACTGATAAGGTTTCATCCTATCTATCATAGATACTGATTGGGCATTTCTTGCATTATATAAATATCCTACATATCCACATTTGACAAGGGCTGGATTCTCCATATTCCGTCTTTGGTTTGGCTTCGCCTGGATACCTACATAAATGTCTTCTCCTATCTTCGTGCCTTCCCAATATTCGTTTACCCAATCCCATTTTATTCGCATAGGAAGGTCTGATAATTCGTCTGTCCAATTGTAAAATTTTTGTTTATCTTTAGTTGCTCCTTGAGGAACTTCAAATTCTTCATCTACAATTTCCTCATTCCACTCTTCTGTTGTAGCATCAAATACCTGAAGAAATCCTATTTTCTTTAGAGATTTCCATTCTACATGGATCACTCTTATATTTCCTGCATCATCAAATATTTCTAAAGGACTGTGATTACGTCTGTATTCATCATCTCCTTGGATTCTTATATTTGAAACAGGATAATTTAAAAAGCCATCAGCTGTCTGTCCATCTCCAAAAGTACTCATAGACTCTAAGGTATCTATTTCTGTTGGAGTTAAATCTTCAAAGTATTCATCAATTACTGTTCCTAAATTAATAAATCGTTCTTCAATAATAGCTTGAGCATTTTCAACATAATCATTATCTGGATCAGTAATAATAGTTATATCACAAGGATTACATACTCTTACTTTTGGATGTCCATTAATAATTCCTACCCAATAAATTTCTTCTCCTGAAATTAAAGCATCTTTAAATCCTTCATTAAATTTAAAAAGTAACCTTTCATTTTCTTCTAAGTATTTTAAAATATCATGGGCTGTCTTTTCTCTGGCATCCTGCCATTCATATTTTAAAAACTTTTCTAATTCTTCTGGTGGTTTAGGAGGTCCTTCTGGTCCGGGCTGTCCCATTACCTGGGATTGAAATACTTTTACAAGTTCTTGCTTTAAGATATCAGCTTTTTGTTTTTCTATTTCTGTAACTGCGTCTGCATTTATTGTTACAGCTCTAAAGTTTAATGGTCTTTTTATTTCTTCTCCTATTAAGAGATTCAATTTGGGAGATATTATATCATAGTGTTGAAGCTCTGCTGGAAATTCTCCTTTTTTAAATCCATAAGGATTTGTAACATACTCAAAATCAGCAGGTGCTAATTTGCCATTGAACAGATCATAATTAATCTGCTTTCTATGAGCACTTGTCCTGTTATAATAAGTATTAGATATTATATATCCTTCTAAAGAGTCTATGCATCGGCTCCCCCAATCTTTAGTTTTTTTAGATTTTGATATTTTTTGTCTTGGAAGATTATATTCTCCGTTTTCCATAATTTTTTATTATATAATTCTAAAATACTACAAATATAAATATTTTAATTATCCTTTTACACATGTCTTGGTTTTCGGAATAATGTTCTATTAAAAAAACTATCCTTTGGAATAAGCCTGTTTAATCCTAATTTATCTACTCTAACTTTGTAGTTATCTTGAGAGTGAAACATACACAACATTAACGCAATAACTCTGTCAAAGTTCCCCTTTTTATTATAAGAAATAAGTTCCTGTAATAAAGGAACTGAGTAAATAGTATCCAAATTTTTAGTAGATTCACCATCATCTTTTTCTCCTTTTTTCTCTAATAACCAATCTCTTAAATATATCTCTCCTTGAACTTTTATAGGTTCTGACATATGAATACCATAACCTCGCTGTGTCTTTGAAGAAGGAACAATATCTTTAAGTATTGAAGGTTGTTGTTTCAATAAATAAAGACATTTCTTTTGCTCAAAATATATTTTTAAACCTCTTAAATTATTTTCATAAAGAGTTTGTGCATTGTAATATACAAGTAATTTTCTAATTGTTTCATAATACTCTTTTGCTGTTCCTGGTCTTCCTGTATATTCTGCAACAATCATATTATAAGTATTATCAAAAGTTTGAAAAGTCTTGTATATGAATGTACTGCCTAAAGAAGTTGTCGTAGAACTGTCCTGGTCGTAGGGATCTGTCCCTGCAATATACAATCCAAACGGAGTATCTCCCATCTCATCTCTATAAGGATGCTCCCATACTACAACACAACCATCTTTATAATCTGAATCTTTTAAAGGAAATTTATAAATTGGTTTTTGACTTTGATCTATACTCCATTTAATTTTATTTTCTTCCCAATAAAGTTCCCCTGTTTGAGAAAGTGCTTTATACCTGCTGCTGGTTTCTATTTTAGCTAATTGATTTTGAAGCTCAATAGTTGGAAATATATTTCCTGATACCTGCAGGAAAGCTTCTTGAGGAGTTTTTGGATACTGAGTAATATATTTTTCCCAAGTAGTTCTGGAATCAGAAAGTTTCATTACCTCTCTTTCACGATCTAACCAAAGTTCTGCAGCTTCACGGTTAGAATTTCCATCTATATCCACCATATTAAAGGTGATCTCATCATCATGACTAAAAATAAACTTCTTAGTTAAATATGGAAATCCTTCTTGATCAACTACTTCTTCTCTTTTAATATGAACTTCTCCTGGCTTGTACCACATATCATCTATGAATAATCCGCAGGTACTATTCTCAGCAGCATCATCCCATACATTTTCATAAGATCTTAACCAGTATTTGCCAGGATTGTAGAACATTTCTGCAAAATCATTTGATCCTCCTTCCATATCACCACCTGTTCCATAGATAATAGGCATACCAATCATCAATGTACCATCTCTAAATGCAGGAGCTGTAACCATATACGATTGGATCAGGTTTCTCCACTTACCTGCTTCTTCAAATAAAAACAATTCTGCTTTCTTACCGATGGCGGCAGAGAAGTTATCCTTAAAAGTAAGTGTAAATATCTCTGAATTGTATCCAGACCATATTTCATTCCCTTCCAGAATTTCTTTAAACCTGGATTTAACATGATCTTTACGATCTGGATTTCTTCTCTTTCTCCAGGCTGTATTCTTATTAACAAAATTCAAAACCTCTAAAGACATATACATTGTTGCTTGAGAATATTCAGAGAGATATGCTCCTATGATACTGGTAGAGTCCCGTTGAAATGTATAATTATAAGCACATAGAGCTGCACTTTTAAAAGAGAATCCTTTCCGTCTTGCTTTGGCTACAATAAGACCTTCGTTATTATTCCTGGCTTTTTCCTTTTCATGGAAGAAATAATAATCTACATCCAGGAATCTTGGAAAGGTAAGTCTTGTTCTTTTGATTTGGTTATCATCAATAGTAGCTTTGATCTGAGAAAAATTAAGATAAAAATAATGTTCACCTGTTATTGTAACGCCTGAAACTTCATATCCTTCTAAACAGCGTCTGGTTTGCTCATTCCAATACTCTTTATAAGCAAATGTTCCTCTTGGGGCATTAGTGTAAGATCCATTTTTTAGAAAGTTCCGGGCCTCCTCTTCAAAGTGCCGAGTATTTATAAAACTTGGTTGTGTTGCTATCTTATACATTTATTTTCCATTTATCTCCAGAGGGATGTGGGCATTTAGCTTTTTTTAATAATGTCTTTAAATCCATAAAACATCCACATTCTTTACATTGCCGGATCTTGCTAAATCTATCACATTTTTTACATACATCCAGCCTTCGCATGGCTTCTTTACCTCTCATATTCTCCTATTTCTCCTCCTCCTCTTACTCTGGAAGAAGTAGTAATTTCTTTTTTAACTTGTTCTGTTGTTTTATTCAGAGATTCAATGATCCCTCCGATAGCTTTTAAGTTCAATGCAACATCTTTTGCATTATAGATTGGTCTGCCATCCTCATCTAATTCTTTGAAATCTACGCCATGAAAATAATCAGATAACTTATTACAGGCTACCTTTGCAGCTGCAAGTAATCTCATAGAAGTTGTTTCCTGAAAAGATTTATATTTTCTAATCGCTTCCTTAACCATATCTTTCTCCAGATAATTTTCATATCCCTGCATGAAATCCTGTTTTAATATCTTTTGTCTTTCATCCTCTGGATAAATGGCATAAGGAGAATTATAATCACACATAAAATAAACATATGTCAATATCTTTTCTGCCTTTACTTTGTGTTTAGTCTTATCCTTATCCCATATAACTAAAAATTCTGGAACCGCTATTGTGTTTGGATCCAGAATTATTCTATTATCTCTTAAATCAAATAACCCCATTACTCTTTCTTTTTAGGTTTTAAATACTTTCTTCTCCCAGGCTTTACTCCAAAAACCCCCAAATATATTAATCTTACAGCTTCTGTAGAATCTTTTTGAGCCTCTGTTAATAACAATTTAAATTCACTTCGTACAATCATCTCCACATCATGAGTGGAAATTCCGGTTTCCACGGCTATTTCCTTTATAAGGGATTTAACTTGTTTCATACTGAATACTGATCACAATATCTATTTTCTTTTCTCCATTAACATTAGGTATAAGAGTTTTTGTTATACTTGATGTATCAGTACCTATAATAATTGCTCTTTTATTTTTTAAAGCATTAATATAATTATTTATATTATGGGTAGTTATATTAAGTTTCTTTCTAACCTCCTGGCGATTACCGGTCTTAAAAAGATCAGTATCCTTGGTATCCATATAGATACAAAGGAACTCACATAATATAAGAAGCTCCTTTTTAGTAAGAGGAAGCATACCACTTAAAGCACATAACCACTTATAATAAAAATCCTTATTGCTTTTAGCTCCAATTTTAAAATTAGCCATGTTTTCTTTTATACAAAGGTATAAAAAAAGTCCTTATAAAGAAAAAGCCTTCTCTAAATGAATAAAGAAGGCTTTTTTCTCTCGAAAGAGAACGGAGTAAATAGAGAAAGGAGAGGGTTTACAACAATATCAAGGTTATTCCTTTACGGTATAACAAATATTGGGAGGCAATGTCTGAGTCATTTGCCAATCGAAACCCTGCTGCTCAAGAAGCTGAAGTGTGATGCTCTCTCTTTCATACCCCGATAAAGTTGATTTCAACTCATCGATTTCTGCTTCAAGTACGGCCACTCTTTCTTCTAATTCTGCGTTCATCTCATCTAATTAACATCCCAAATATAGATAAAAAATATATCTAAATCAACAGATTGTTAAAAATTAATTCCACTTCCAGAGAAAGATTTAAACATTCTATTACTTTATACTGTTCATTTCCTTCAAAAAACCATACTATATAACACTTCCCGATATCTAATCCGGTTTGGTCCTGCAAAATTTTTCTGTACATAGAGAGTTGTAAAGAATACACAACTAACTCACAATCATCGAGATGTGCTAATACTCCTTTTAATTTCTTATCATAAGGACTGTGATCCTGCATCCTTTTATTAGTCTTCCAATCCCATATCTGAAGTTCATCAGCTTTATAATTGAAAAACACTTGATCTATCATTCCGCATATCCCTGCTTTTTTATCCCCTATCACCAATTCAGACTTAATTGGCAGGAGCTTCCCTATGATATCTTCGGTAAACTTATCAACTTGTGTGCTTATAGCATCTACCCTGTCCTTCACCAAGCTTACATTTTCTTTGCCTACTTCAGAGGCTACATAATCATATGGAAAAGGATAAACCTTCTGACATAATAAATTTTCTATATAATTGTGAATAACAGTACCTTTAGTAGTAGCGATCTTTCCGTTGATACGCCATTCTTTAAGCTTCTCTGCTTTAGTAATTCCTTCTTCTTCGGCTTTTCTTCCTGCCCAAAAATCTGCATTGAACTTCTCTTTGAACTGGTTCAATAAGGATGTTACAGATTGTTGTTTCTTTCCATTTAAAATATACACATGCTTCTTATCATAAAACTTTATATCAGAAAATACTGATAACTTTTTTAAATAATTCATTTCTTTTCAAACTTTTTACTCTTGTCTTTACTTCCCTGGCTACTTCCAAAGAAGAAATTAATTACTGTATTCCGCTCATTGATTAATGCACCCGTCAAAGTTCCTACAATTCCAGTAACTACTGCAGCTACAGGGCCTTCCACGAACAGAATCACACATACTTGCACAACAACAAGCCCCAACATAATCCATAGGTTCCAAGTAATAATATTATCAGCTATGCTATCAGATGTTTGGTGATCTGTAGTACGATACATTAATCGAGCGTCTTTGGTATTCTCCAGATGTAACTCTAACTCCTGGTGATAACTTTTAAGTAATTGCTCCACTTCCACTTGCTCTTCGTCTGACAAGTTTGGAGAGATCTTTTTAACTATATTAGTAACTATACTGAGAGGAGGGTAAATATCATCTGCAACCTCAAGGATCCCCTCTAATATCGGACCACCCTTTTCTTTTACAAATCCCCCTATTTTAGATAGTACATTTTTTAGTTTTTCTTTACCTCTTCCGTCTGCCATGACTTCCCTGCATTAATTACTTAAAATTCAAGATACAAATAACAAGATATTTATAACAATACTGCCTGGTGTAAAGCCCTTTACTTAGCTTCACCAGATCCGGTTTTAGATTTGATTGACCAAATTAAACCTGCGATTGCCATAATAATACCTACTGCTTCTGAAGATATATCATCATCGATATATCCTTTCGTTACAAGAGCACCACCTAAAATAGTGAGCCCGTGCCGGATGAACCCAAATAATTGTTCTTTTTTTAATAGATCTTTCATTTTATTGATTTTTGGTTTATAATAATCTTACTGTGCCTAATACTGGCGTTTCAACTGTTGTATTTGTTATCACTACTACTTCTTTCTCTTTATCCATTTATCTCTTATTAATATCTGCATTTTACAAATCTTTATATTAATAGCTACATTCTTTTTTTGCCAGGAGTGTAAACAAGGTGCTTTCCCCAGCTGTCGAATCAATCTCTCTAAATACAATTACTTCTTCTTTTTAGCCGGGGCTTTCTTTACTGCTTTGGGCTTTGCAACTACTTTTTCTTTCTTAGGAGCTGCTTTCTTTTTTACAGGTGCTTTCTTGGCGGCTTTCGCCATAAGTATCTTAGTCATTTCTCTCTGTAGATCCTGAACAGACTTAGATGCCCATCCATCAACTCCTAAAGACTTAGCAAGTTGTTTGATTTCGTTAAATTCCATTTTCTTTATTTTAATTATATAATAATTTCCGTTACCACAAAGTTATAAAAATTTTTCTTATAAATTTTTTTTCATGTTGTATATGCGTTATCACAGAATAGTCCTATCGATGGCCCCTACTAATCATTGGCAATAGAAACCCTATACCCTTTTTCAGTTGAAAGCGAAATTGCGTATTGTGGATTTGAATTGTAAGACAACTTACTTTTTATTAATCTAAAATTATTTAATTATGGAATTTATAAAATTCTTTGTAAAAGTTACGAGTATCAATCCTATTCAATTTAATAAAGATAAAAATCGTTATTATTTTGTAATGGAAAGGGCTACTGAAATTGTCAATGGACAATTTACACAACCCGAAAATGCTATTTTAGGCAAAGATGCCGAAAAATTAAATGTTCTTGAAGACTGGCACAAGCTAATCTCAGGAGAACTTGAGAAAAATGGCGTTTGTGAAGTACAACAAATTAAAAAGGTTGAGCCATCAGGTGAAGCACTTTAATTTGTGATTAATGGCAAAGGGTATTAATTTACCCTTTGTCTATTTTTTTAATGTTTATTAAATTTTAATGTTGTGAAAGAAAAAAAGCCACATCAAATTATTAGTAACAAAGTTAATTTATCAGACGGAACTATTACGTTTCGTTTTGTTGGTAGATGTACAGAAGAACAAATGACAACTTTATTAAAAATGCCATTTTATAACAAAGCAACTTTTGATGTTTTTGGTCGTAAAACTGGAAACATTTTAACAAGTTTTGTTTCTTCAAAAAATGGTCGTTTGTATCTTGAATTTTTGACAAATTCGGGAAACATTGCAAATGCTCAGAATCAAATGAAAGTATTTTTTAACCACTTTCAAAAAGTTAGTACTGAAAGTAAAATTTTGAAATTAAAAAGACATTTAGACTCTTTGAAAATTCAGGGTATTACTTCTAAATTTTAAACCTCTCATTTTTAGGGTTTTCCTTTTATTTTGAACAGAGTTAATTCCCGTTTCAAAATTAAAATGAAAATTACCTTTTTTCGTTTCCCTGAAAAATGATGTTTTACAAAAAAATAAGGCAGAATCTTAAAATAAAGATTAAGCAAAAGAATTTTTTCACTTGTTAGCTACTTGTTGAAATGGCAAAAATTCCATGATGGTTGAACCTTAGACCATTTTTTTCTTGTTAAATTTTGGTTGGCGAAGTGAAGCTGTAAACCCAAAATAACAAGAATAACAAACCCATCTATGACTCCTACTAATCATTGCGTATTGCAATATATGTTAATGCATATGTGATACGGAATTAAATTAATTGTTCACCTAAATTTATTTATTATGTCACGGACTAAACAACGACCATTTGCTGTAACAGCATTTGGAGTATGTACTCTTTTGGCTTTTATGCCTTTCGCAACAGTATTAATCAATATGATATTCTCTGGATTCTGTTCTTTCATTTATAATGATGGAACAATCTATGATAGTATGATGGGACACCCTTTAAGTTATTTTGTTTGGGGATTGTTTGTTTTGATTTTTACGATCTGCTGTTTACATGAAGCAGACGAAAGGTGGCAAGATTCACAAAAGTATAATTATTAATGACCGCTCGTTTCCTGGGTTTTCCTTTTCCACGCTTGACAGCTGTAGTAAAATGAAACTGATCCCTTTTCTTTTCCCTGGAACTGAAGTCTATCTATTCACCTAAAAAATATGTTATGATCAAAATTAGAAACCCGATACTGTATTGGACAGTTGTTATTACTTTATTTTTATTATGTAACCCATTTACGATATGTGCTTTATGTTTTTATGCATGTATCTAAATATAAATTATTTCACCTATGAAACTTGAATTTAAAAAAGAAACCGAAAAATTAATCGCCCTTGGAATAGGGTGGGAACAACACGAATATCCTCATCGTATGGCACCAGAAAAAGTAACAAAGATTGTCTTTGTATTCTTATGCTGGGTAATAGAGGTAAAAATTACCACAGAGTATACTTTACTTACCGAAGGTACATCTGGGACTGAAATAGTATAGTGAAGGGTGAGTGAAAGGAAAAGAGCTACCATTGGTAGTTCTTCTTCCTGGATATCAGATCCATAACTCCTACTAATCTCTGGTTTACAGGATAATATGTGAGTGCATATGTTATTCTTGGGGATTCAGAGAGTTGATGAGAGCATATTTATCCATAACTCCTACTAATTTTTGCGGTTTGCATTATTTGGACTGCGTTTGTGCGTGGGAAAACGCACCGCTATTGAAATACTATGGTTATAGCCTTTGTTTTTATATAAGGCTTTTTATTACACATTGTAAATATTATAGCGTAAAGTTATATGTGCTCTTAAAGAGTAACGGAGTGTGGCGAGGTCCAGCTTGGCAACAGAAATGGTAATCGGTGAGTAAGACAATAGTGTTCTTACCATGAGAGAAGGCCTTCGATAATTGCAATTGTACAGGCAATATGTAATTCAGGCGAATGTAAGTCCCATAACAAATGGGCATTTGACTGTAAATCCTACGCAGTATAAAGGTCTTGTACCTGAAATGTTAAGCGAATAGAGAGGATTGAAGTTTGTAAGTAGAACTATCTGAAGCAAATCAGTAAAATAACTTTCGGTGATCGTTTTGGGCTTTTTGTTGGAAGGTTTTATGCCTTTCGGCAAAGCTCAAAGCTATCGATTTTATTTGACATAATCAAGTGGTGTTGAAAAATAAAGTATAGTTATATGATTTGACATTATGTTGAATTGTTAATAACTTTGTAAGCTGAAGGAAATTAACTACTCATAGTTGCAACTATAGAAGTAGAGCGAGTTGAGTAATTACTTCTCGCTGTTTTCCTTGCAAAATATGGGGATGCTACAGGCATTGATTACAATCAGGGCTTTTAAGAGCAGTTGTAAGACGAGGGTTCGAATCCTTCCATCTCCACCAATGTAATGGTTCTGGTATACGAAAGAAAAATCGAGAACAATCGGGTGAAAGCCATCAGATATTATTACAAGACATAGAGCCAAGCAAGACGTGCAATTTAAGGAACAGATGATGTGTGGCTTTTGCCATGAATTTATGACGTTCTGGCACGGTGCTCTAACGATAAAGGCGTGTGGGCCGATAACTCTGGCGACAGAGTATAAAGACGAATAGTATTCATACAAGACTATTTGTTGCCTCTTCGGAGGTCAATCTACACAAGTTGAAAACGGCAATGATGCGTGAATGCGTAAGTTGTTATCCGATTGCCTAAATCGGATTGAGGTAGTAATACCAATAGGATAATCAGCAGACATAGTTACAAGTAAGTTTACCAACTTGCAAGTAGTATATGTCAGTTAAATATGGAACTCATTGAGTTTGCGTATTTAATCGTGCATTGGTAAATGCATAGAGAACAGTAATCTATTTTGTACCTCAAAAGGGTACGAAGGATTTCCTCACGGACTGTTCTCTATTAGGAAGTTTATGATTAACTAAAATCAGAAAGCAAAACAAGTGGGGCGTTAGATATCGAAAGATGGCTAATACTATGCACTTCGGTGAACATAGTGCTTCAGTTACTCGCAAGGTAACTGTTGTTTGGATTCAAAAGACCAAGTATGTCCTGGCCGGGATATAATTGAGTTAAGTAGAATTTGAGTAGGTTCTAATGTTACGAGTGATAAGCGTTACTTATCGCCATTGGCAGTTACTTTATGCAAATAGAGTGGATACGTTTTTAACCAACAGGAATAAAAGAACGAAAGACTGACCAGATAGGGCTGTAATCTCAGGCTTTTCCTATCGTTTTTTCAAGGCAATTGTACAGACAAAACCAAGACATTATGGAATATAATCACGAATATGATAATCATTCGGAGATAGATTCTCTGAATGCTAAAGAAATGCAAGAGGCATACAATAAGTATTTGCTCTCGAAAAAGGATGAGCTGAGTGATGAGGAATATAATGCTTTAAGGGCATTGTTAGCTCAAAATGAAGCTGAGTTTCTATTTGATGATGATACTGATATATGATAATTGTAATATGTGTCTGACTTACGCACATTAATGAGTGAGTCAAACCCTAAAAGAGCAGGGTATAATATGCTCTCGTAATTTCATTTAATTAACAATAAAGACATGAAAAATTACACAGAAAAAGAGGCAAACGAACAAATTGCCAAATTGGTACCTGGAAAGGTATTACTAACTTCCGTAAGGAAAGTCGCAGGAGGCAAATTTCACATTGAATTGGCAGAGAAAATCCAATCGCAAAACAGAAGTACCGTGAATGTATTAGGTATTTTAAATGCGGGTGATGAGCGATTTAATATCGGAGGAGCTCGTAGAGCTTGGGCACCTGCAGAAAAGGCACAACTATCTGAATTCTTCGGAATTGATGGAGCTGCACTTGATGGATTGGGTGAAAAGGAAAAGATATACGTATGTATAGCTGGACCTGCCTTAAATGGGATTCCATTAGCTATTCAAATCGTGGAAACGACTGAAGGCGATGATTGGGATAATGCGAATATCGAAACCTCAGCTAAAAGAGCTGGTAAAGATGGAGATATTCTGACGAATGAGGGGATGCCAATCTTTTCCAAAACTTATGTGGTAGGAGTACCTGAAGGTAACTCTGTGCAACATGTTTACTTGCAATCTGACCAGCAAATGGAAAGAGCTGCTAAAGTAAGCCTTGGTGCATCAGCTACAGCTGAACCGACTTTGGATTAAGTTTAAGGTGAGTGAAGCAATTAGGACTGAGTGGTTTAGCCACTCGGTCCCTAATTGTGTTTCTTTGTGTGTTGATTTGTAAAGGTAATATGTTAAGTTAAAGAATATGTTAACTAAATGGAAAAAATTTTTGACAATGAACAAGCAAAAAAAAGGTAAGAAAACAAGGACTACCAGCGTCTTTTCTCCGTCTAAAAATGTCAGATCTAAAACAGTTCAAATAGAGTATAAGGATATAATTACTCCTATACATTGGACTGAAGATGATGATGGAAAAATACAAATAGATGAAGATTTGATAAGGGAAGAATTTGAAGATGAACTTGAAAGAATAATTTTTTTAGCAAATATAGAATTATGATACTGATAAAAAATGAATGGGAAGTTCATGAAATAGGACTGAAAGAGTCAAAAGTATTTGTAGAACAATGGCACTATGCTCACGGAGCAGGTAAAGTTTCACATAAATGTTATGGGTTATTTTATAAGAATGATCCGGGTACATTACATGGTGTAGCAATATGGAATGTCCCTCCTTTAGGAGCGGCTAAATCTGTTAGTTCACATCATCAAAGCGTTTTAGCTTTAAGTAGATTTTGTTTAATAGATGATAGACCTGAAAATTCAGGTTCATATTTAATAAGTAAAAGCATCAAAAAGTTAGATAAATGTAGATGGAATACGTTATTAACCTATGCAGATACTGCATTGAATCATAACGGAGGATTATACAGAGCTGCTAATTGGGATTACGATGGAATGACAGGAAAGAATCCTATTTTTTGGGATCCAGAAAATGAACGGATGGTCAGCCGGAAAAAGGGACCGAAAACCTATGGCAAACAAGCTATGCTTGATCAGGGCTATGAATTTAAAGGCAATTATGCCAAGCATAGATTTATATATCCTCTGAATAGAAAAGATAGGAAATTTAAAGCAATAGGGCAACAAATAGATTTATTGTTTACTTCAGATGGTAAACAAGAATTAAAAATACGTACTAATGACAAAGACAAACTGGCAGATTGAAGAAGAGCATATAACAATGGCGATAGATGCCCTGGAAGAACAGGCTCGATGGTTGTCAGAAGGATATGCACCTCCTAATGAAGAAGATGTGGATAGATTAAAGGATATTCACGAAGCAATTAAATTTTTTAAACTTAAAAAAAGAAACTTATGGACAAGTATAAATTAGAAGATGCCTATAAAAGAATAGGTAAATTAACAGTTGAATTAGATTCTTGCAAAGAAACTGAAGAAAAATTCAGAACCTGGTGGCTACAAAATGAAGCTAAAGTTAAAGAGATGCAGGAAGAACTGGAAAAGTATACAGATGCAAAGCCTCAATCTTTAATAGATAGAGTTATATCACAAATTTCACAAGATTTAGGAGAAATGGGTGAAGGTGATGAAAGTGTATGTTTATTATTACAACAGCTTCCTGAAGATGTATTAGAAGCATATTTACCTGAAATGGTAATCCCAACTAAGCAAGAAGAAGCAGCAGGTGCAGATTTTGATGTAGATAAACCGCTATAATATGTGGTTATATCTACTGATAAGTTTTTGGCTATTAACTTTAGGCTTATTAATATGGGCTTTGTTTACAGCGGAGATGGATGATGAGGATGATGATTACACAACATTTAAATAGAAAGATATGAACGGATATGAAAGAATCTTTTATGAAAGAGATGTGCCTCAAGCAGTAAAGGCATTAAAAGAAATTGCTGCACATTTAGAAACTTTAACTAAAGTCATTGTTTCAGATCCAGGAGATGAAATAGAACATATTACTGAATCATACCCAGGAGCTGGATATGGTTATAGGAAACGTAAGAAATCAGATTCTAACCCACATGTTAATCCAAAATTTGGATCAGATGAATGGGTAGCTCAAGGAGGAGATAAACCATGAGCTGGTGGAGAAACATAGATGAAGGTAAAAAGGTTAATTATTTTATAATACTTTTTGGGCTTATCACATGTATTGGATTAATATTATTCAATAAATGTGATGGCACTAAAAAGATAAAAAAACAAAATTATGAGCAAACCTTACATCCACGCACGGAGTTCCGCTAAAAAATTTGGAGGAAAATGGGAAGATTATATAGAAATACATGAGCTATTAGATAGCTCTAAAGCTGCAATAGCAGATAACAGGCATAGAGTTTTAACTCATAACTCCTGGTTTATAAGCTATATACTACCTAAAATATTTGGAGAAACTTTCAGGAGAAAGTCAGATAACCAAGTAATTTCAACCAGAGAAATAGCAGAACAACATGTACTTGAAGATTATAGAATGAGATTCATTCCAACTGCACAAGATTTTATTGAACATATGGATTATGTTGGATGGATGCAAAATGGAATAGCAGGATCTCCAGCAAGTGCAAAGAAATTAAATTTTAAAACTTCTAAAAAGCGTGTGAAGGTTTTAAATTTAGATTGATATGAAAAACAAATTTAACAAAGGATATATTGTATGCCAACCAGGCTGGGAATACAATGATGAAGTATTCAATAGGATGCCTGAAGATGCTATATCTGAGAATTTAGGAAAGATTTATTTAGATAAAGAAGAGGCTCAAAAAGAAGTAGATGATATATCTATATCTAATTGGTCTAATATAAATATATTAGAATTTGGCTATAGTATAAATGATGTAATGATAGATGAAAAGGATTTCGGAGAGAAAGATCTTAAAATATTTTTAGAGGAAATTGGAGGAGAAATAGTAGATGAATGGGATTGGAGAACTCCACCTCTTATGAAAATAGAAGATATACATTTTATAGAAGAAAAAATGTATTTATCATTTGCATATTTACAAGAATTAGACATAGCTTAAAAAGAGGGTAGCTCCCTTGGAGAAGACAGGAGCGAGGGATCCTGGAATGTTGAACTAACGTAGCTGTTCGATACTGTTTTCTCCATTTTATACCAGGAGTATATGACTACGAAGAATGAATTGCAGCTCGGGCTATAGCAAGGAATTCTTTTGATATGAGATACTCTTGGTTTTTTTATTTAAAGATAGCAATTGAGGCGAGTTCGTTATAAAAGAATCAGAAAGATAGGTAAAAAGGATAACAAAGCCTCATGGGCAAGTCCCGTGGACAGAAACCTTTTTTGAAATTAGTGCGACTTCCGTAACGAGGAAGATGGCCTACTATCCTTTTGCTATCTATTTTTAACTTAAAATTATATAATATGTTTGATGAAGAAGGACACAATGTAGATATTGAAATCTATGAAGAACAACATGAGCTTTTATGGGATGAATTTAGAAAAGCTCAACAAACTCTTAGAGAAAAAATTATGGATCTAAGAGATAAAGGAAAAGAGTTATTCGTAAAAGAATGCAAAACACTATTCCAATCTTATCCAGAATTAAAATCATTTGGATGGACACAATATACCCCATATTTTATGGATGGTGATCCGTGTGTATTCTATGCAAATACAGAGTATTTTTATGTAAATGGATATGATTCAGAGGAATTGGATGTTATGGACACAAGATTTGATGAAGATCAAATAGGTGAAAATCTATTTTTAGGACATGACAAAGAAACAAGAATCTGGGACCAAAAGAAAAATAATTGGAATATAAGTACTAATTCTGTATACAATCCTAAATATGAATTAATAATAGATAGAATATCTGATCTATTAGGATCATTTAGTGAAGATGATTTCTTTGATTTCTTTGGCGATCATGCAATGGTAGTCATTAGTGAGAAAGGTGCTTTTGTAGAAGATTGGGACCATGAATAATTAAAGATATCTGGCGGAAACTTTATTAACCCAACGAGGTACCATCTGATGTAATGGTGTAGATAAGTCAGGATTAGGGACTAATATGGATTAAAGGTGGCCATAGGTCTATAATGTAGCATCTATAAAGATAACAAAGCCGATATTTTTAATATATTAACTATAAATTTTATACAATGAAGAAACGTAAAGAATGGAAATTTCTAACGAATTTAATTAAAGCTGATCCAAAAGAAATGGAGGATAAAGCTAATGGTAAATCTTATGACAATGACAGAAAGCATTGGACTAAAGATGAAACAGCTGAAATGCTTGAAGCACATTCGTTAGGATTTAATGACAGGGACATTGCTTTTGCCCATAAAAGAAGAATAAAAGCAGTACGATTAAAGAGAACTAAAGAGTTACAAAAATTAATGGAGGATGCAGAACCTATGGTAAAGACTAATAATTTAAATGACACAGAAGAACCAGGAAGATTCTTTTCTCAAAAACTTATTAATGAGCTTCATCAACAGTTTGAATGGAGCAAAAGTATGATGGTGGAACAACAAGATTCTTATGATGAGTTAATGAAAGAGTGGTGCTTACAGCATCTAAAGAGGAGTAAAATTCTTGAAACACTTCATATGTTTTTAATAGAAGAAACAGGACTCATAGGAATGTTAGGAGGAACCGGAAAAGTTTTAGACAGAGGAAATGATCTTTTAAAGAAGCTTCGTAAAGTTGAAAACTCTATTACTCCAGAAGAAGTAAATGAGCATTTTGAACAAATGAAAAACATAGCCGGACAAGGCCTTGAAAAAAAAGGAAAGTTTGGAAATGGAAAGTCAAGTGGATAATGCGTATACCCATGATGAAGGGGCGTAGTTCAATTACACCCGAAAGCGTGAAACCAGGCATAGCCAGGTAGTGGCAGGAAGATGCAATAGTAAAAGCTCAGAATACTTCATCAACAATACATATAGGGAACGGCAGTAGGGAGATGTGATGAACATCCGGTACAAACCCTAACCTTGGAGTGGCGATGCCCTTACTCAACTCCAAGGGTATGTATTTATTTTTAACATTCAATCTAAAATATATGATAAAGGAAAAAAAACAAACCGAAGAACTTTTAACACAATTAAATCATTTAGCAAAGTATTGGTCTGAAACAGATAATTCTATAGAGGATAAACTTTCAGGAGTACTGTTTAGTTTTCTGGTAATGATTGATGGAGGAAGTGGTTCTTTTGAACACGGAATTAAGATGATAGATAATGCAACAGGAGAAGAGATTTCAAATGGTTATCTACATGAAATATTTAACAAATATAAAAAGTAAAATTATGGGATTTTTTAGTTGGAAAACAAACGATACTACTAAGAGTATCAACAATCATTATACAGGTATACCCACATTTAGAGTAATAATGACTGATAATAAAGGTAATCAATGGGTAGAAGATAATTATGAGGGGTACGGCATCTTTGGAGGCAAAGATTATCATGAATTATTAGATGAGATGAATGGAGGCTCTGGAGATAGACTTATAGGAATAGCCAGGATGTATGATAAGAAATATAAAAATCAAATCTTTCCTTCATTAAGTGAAAATGGTGATTACCATAACGGTATACAACCAGAAGATTGTGAGTATCAAGGGTATTTTTATGATGCAGTATGTCAAGAATGTTTTGATGATATAGATAATATTGATGAACTGAAGGATAAGCTATTTGAAAATGAAAAGTAATTTCTGAATAGGACCTCCCTAACCCTTGGGGACAGCAAAGACATAGAGTACAAGATTTTAGAACTTTATTAGTTGGGAGTGATCCCTATTTTTTAACATTAAAATTATAATAGTATGGAAAAAGTATTAGAATGGTTGGAGAAATTAGAAACTCCTCAGACATTAACAGATGAATTAAAACAAACCATTATAGATGAAGTTTATGATGCATGTCATACAGCTTTTAATTCTGGTGAACAACAAGGTAAAAACGAGAACTTATGAGTCATATGAAAAGAGCATTAGAGGACATCCGAGATTTAGGATGGCCCGAAACCAATGAATCTCTACAGAGATTGATTGAAAAACGTCAAAAGGAAGCAGAAACAAAAGCCGATGATATACAACTCCCCAAATGGTTTGATGGAATGGTATACGAACAAGGCGATACAGTTACCAATCCTTTTAGCGGTAGTTTTATATATATAGATAGAAAAGCCCTGTCTATGTATGATTTAATAATGGGAGCAAATCACACAGAACAATGGGAATTAGTTCGTAAAGGATGTGATTGGTTTAGACAACATTACCCGAAAGAGTATATGGTGTTGCTCGATTAAAATTAATAATTATGAAAATAACAGATGATAAGTATTTTGGATTGCATCTATTTACCCAAGAAGCAGATACAGATAACTCTATATTCCAATTCGTTATGAATTATTCAGGGATTATAAAGGAAACGATGGGAGATGAAGAAGGAAGTAAAGTATTGCTGGAGCTGTCGCTGTTATTGTTAGATAATGGTATGGCTAATATTACAATATCTCCTCAAGATCCTGAAGCAGCGGCTAAAAAGCCAAGAGCAGAAAAAGCTTTGCGTACAATCACACATGATAATACAAATTACATGATAAAAGATGAGGTACAAGAACTTTCAAGCAGATTGAAACTAAAGAATTTTACTTTAAAGATTTTGGATAAGTTAGAAACGCAAAAATCAACCTATATATTAGATAAAAAATCTTTTTTTAGATTTTATAAGTTAGATAATTGTGTAGTAGGAGGATTTTTTAAAAAGTCTTATGAAACTGATACAGCTTTAAAAGAAGATCTTTCAGTTCTTGATGCTGCATTTGCAGGAATAGGAAAGCCAGGACTTCATTATAATGATTTATCAAATCAAATTGAATTTGGATTTGATTATTATTTATTCAAGTTAGATCTGGATGATTTTTCTATAGAGATAAATGATCAAAAATATTATAAAATGGATGATGAAAAGTTAAAACAGGATCCAGAATATCCTCGATTACTTCAATTTATTCAGTTGGTAACATTCATAAGTCTAAGTGAGTTAGAATTAAGAATTTTAGCTCCTAATATGAAATGTTCTAATCCTGGAGGAAGATTCCATAAAAAGATCATTAATGGAAGTACAAGTGATGTTGTAATAGTAGGCAGTAAATGGAATACTATTTCTGTTAGAGAAGAAGGTTTTAAAGTGGCTGGATTTTTTAGACTACAGCCTTGTGGAAAAGGTAGACAAGATGTTAAACTAATCTTTGTAAACTCTTTTATGAAACATGGTTATATAAGAAGATTCAATCGGAAACAATAACTAAAATTTAATAAAATGGGAACAAGAAGTTTAACAAAAGTAATTCAGAAATGGGAAACTGAATCCGGTAAGGAGAAAAAAAGACCTATAATCAGTATGTATCGTCAATATGATGGTTATCCAGAAGGACATGGTATTGAATTAGCAGAATTTTTAGATGAATTTTCTGTAGTAAATGGTTTAGGATTAGATAAGGAGAAAAAAATAGCAAATGGAATGGATTGTTTAGCTGCTCAGATAGTAGCTGAATTTAAAACAGGTCCAGGCGGTATTTATTTACAACACCCTGATACAACTGATGTGTGGGAACAATTTGTATATGAAATAGAAGACACGGGTAAAGGTCTTTCTATTTCTATATACGATTCCTATGAAAAAGATGTAATATTTAAGGGAAGTCCTGAAGAATTAATTAACAAATTTTATAAAGAATAATTATGGCAAATCATTGTTACAATTGGATCACTATCACAGGCGATAGTGATTCAATTCAAAAACTGATAGATAAATGTGAGCAGCCTGAAGTTCAAAATGAAAGCTTATGGTATAATACATATCATAAATTATTTCCTGATACAAATAAGAGGTATCCAGGAGCAGATGAAGAAGATAAATTTGATGTATATGAACAATACGGATCAAAATGGTTTGATTTAGGCATTGATTATCCCGCAGATAAAGAATATGTAAATATTATGGGAGATTCAGCCTGGTCGCCAATGGAACCTTTATGCCAAAAACTTTCACAAGCATATAACGTAGAGATTCGTATAGAATTTGAAGAAGGTGGTTGTGATTTTGGTGGTTTTGCTGTATATGAGAATGGGATTGAAACTGAATCTGAAACTTATACCTACAGAACTTGGATGTATATAAATGATCCTCCATGTTTTATGGAAAATATAGCAGAGGAAATTCTTTGCGGTGATTATTATCAAGATTTAGATGATTTCAAAGAGAATGATAAGGAATGCTGGGATGTGATGAGTGTTAAGGACAAAAAAGAATTAAAGCTTATCTTTGAAGAGTACGCACAACAAATAAAGCAGGAAGAAATTGATAAAAAGCAACTAAAAAAATAGATGAAAATGGAAAACAAGGTAAATAAAACAGAGTTTAAATTGGAAATTGAAATAGGTGAAATTGATGGAGCACATGGAATGGGATTTAGAGCGTTAGGAGATCCTCATTATTTAGAAGAAGCTATTATAGCTACTATTAGATATGATATAGAGGAACCAGAATCAAGTCAAAAAGATGGGCAGAATAAATCTGCAATACTATTTCAAACAATTGCTGAAGCATATTTTACAGCAATAACACAATTGGCTCATAAATCTGAATATGCAGATAAAATGCAGAAACAATTATCTGTGGTTCAAACAGGATTAATTGAAACTTATAATAGGCTGCATAATGAAATTAAATAGACAAAATATGATGAAAATGCAGCTAATACATGACTTAGAAGAAATTTTAAGAACTATTCCTCTGGATGTAATTGAGGAAGATATTAAAATGAATGTAATTAATGATCAAGTAAAAGAATTATTATATTTTTTAATAGAAGCAAAAAATGAATTAGCAACTTCTGTAATCTATAGGGCTGATGGTAGTAAAGAATTAATCAGCCCTATCAATGGTAAAAACTTTCAATTAGAAGAACTACAAGAAATAGTAGGAGGATATATTGAAGTAATGCATTTACCCAATATGGGAAAAAAGATGATCCTCAATGAGGATGGTAAATCTTTAGAACTTCCTATAAATAGATTAGCGACAGAATTATTCAGAGATTCTTATCAAACCTCTGATATAATAGTAGGAGATGCTTTAATATGTGATAATAAATTAATGAGATGAATAATATTACTAAAGGAGATTTGGTAAGAAAAGATGCAGGACTTGGTTTTTCCATATTTGGTAATGTTATTAAAGTTTTTGAAAGACAAAATGAAGTGTTGATAAAGTGGTCAAATGATCCAGCTATCAAACATCAATTTAGTGTGGAAAAAATAGAAGACATAACATTGTTATATAGTGGAAGTCAAGGAGCATCTTTAACTACTGATACTCATAAAAACTAAAAAAATGATTAATACGGAGTATTACGTATCCACTTGTTGTTATGACGAGGTGGAATTATATTTTAATAAAAAAACTAAATCAGAGGTAGGCATTTGTCAATCTTGCAAAAAATTTTGTAATTATGAAGAAGACGAAGAACACAGAGAGTACGAAAGTCCCTACTCAGACGAACCCTGGGACATGTGAAATATGTTTAGGAGATCAGCACATTACTTATATGCATGGCCAAGAAGAAAGAGATATGCCATGTCCATTATGTAATGATAAAACTGATCCTGAAGCAGAGAGATTAATGAATGGATGGCCTTTTAAATAAAAAGATATGAAAAAAACATTAGAAAACTGGGAAAGTCCCCTCTCTCAAACAGAGGAATTAAAAGCTATTCAAGAAGCTATAACTAATATTTGCACAGAAATAGAGGCAGAATTAGAACTTGATCAAAAATGTACTTATATAACCTACACTCGACCTGAAATTAAATCAATAGATGTAGATAAAATAGGTGAGATGTATAAAAAACTGGATAGTTTAGGAAAAACAATAATGAAAAGTGAAGAATTTGATGTTTTTAAAGAACAACTCAAATTAAAACCTGTAACTGTAGTGGAACCTAAAATGTCTGTAATGAAACTAAATAGCACGGAGGCTATTATGGTTTTAAATACTATTTTAAAAATCTATAAAAGTAAAAAGGAAATTCTTTTACAAAAAATGGATTTGAAACTTTAAAATTTAATAAAATGGGATATTTTGAGAGTAAGTATTCTGATGTCGGAGAAGGCAGCAGAAAAGAAACAGCTAAAATGCTGTTAAGTTCTATGAGAGGAAGGCTCATAATGGGACAAGCATTAGCAATTGCTTCTAAGGTTATAATGAAAAGAGAACATCCTTATAAAGAAGAATCTAATGCAGCTGATATGAAATTTATCGGAGAAGAATTATTTAGTCCTTTTTATAATATGTATACCGGGGAAGAGGAAAATATAAGAGAGCATAAATGATTCATTTTATAAGTAGCACAGAAAGAACATTTGATAGTCCTAAAATACAACATAACCAAGTCAGCAAAGAAGACATATTTCAATATTGTACAACCAAAAAATTCCTCGGTGTAGATACTGAAACAGAAGGTCTTGACTTTCTTACTAAGAAAGTTGTTATGTTTCAAATAGGAGATAATGAAAATCAGTTTGTAATTGATACAAGAGATACTGATATTGAATTTCTTCGACCAATTTTGGAAGATAGAGGAATAACTAAAATCTTTCATAATGTCAAATTTGACTACAAGTTTATCAAGAAATGGTATGATATAACATGTGAAAATGTTTATGATACCATGTTAGGAGAACGAGTGCTAACTTGTGGCAAAGACGTTAAACCAGGACATCACAGCCTTGAACAGGTGTGTCGCAGAAGATTAGATATTCAGCTGGATAAAGCTACCAGGAATAAGTTTATAGACTTACGGGGTAGGCCTTTTGAAGATCGCCTTATTATTTATGGAGCTCAAGATGTAGAGAATTTAATAAAAATAAAGAATTTGCAAATGGAAGAAATTAATTCTTTTGATCTAAATAAACTTTTAGATCTTGAGAATGAAGTTGTCCTGGCATTTTCTGATATTGAATTCAACGGAATAGCTCTGAATAAGGATAGATGGACAGAAATAGCTGAAGATTATTCAGGAGAAATGAAAGTAGCCCAGGAAGAACTGGACAAAATTATTATTTCTGATAAGAAATTTTCTTCTTTTTTGAACAAAAATGTTCAGTTAGACTTTTTTTCCTTAGTAAAGGATGTTGAAGTTCTGGTTAATTGGTCAAGTCCAATTCAGGTATTAAAGCTTTTTAAGGAGCTTATACCGACTTTAGAAGATGTAAATGGAAAGAATCTATATGTGTATAAAAATAGACATATACTGTTCTCTAAATATATATCTTATAAAGAGGTTGAAAAGAAGTCTAATGCTTATGGTTTGGATTTTTTAAAATATGTAAAGTCCGATGAGCGGATTCATACTTCTTTTAATCAAATTTTAAATACAGGAAGAGTAAGTAGCAGAAATCCAAACATGCAACAAATTCCTGCAGACAATAAATATCGTAATTGTTTTATAACTGGTAAAGAAGATTGGGTATTTGTATCTTCTGATTATAGTTCGCAAGAGCTGTGTATTATAGCATATGGATCTAAAGATCCGGTATGGCTACAAGCATTGGCTGATGGGAAAGATTTACATTCCGTATGTGCTGAGTTAGTTTATTCTTTCAGATGGAAGAAAGCAGCTTCGCCAGGATGTAAATACTATAAAAAAGATGCAGATGGAAAATTTTTAAAAGCCAAATGCGATTGTAAAGGGCATAAATTATTAAGGACAAGTGTAAAGACAATAAATTTTGGATTAGCGTATGGTATGTCTAAAGTCAAATTAGCTGACACCCTACAGATTTCTATAGGAGAATCAGATAGATTGATTAAGAAATATTTTAAAGCCTTTCCAAAAATCAAATTCTTTTTAAATTGTTTAGGAGAGTATGGTCTTGATAAAGGATATATCAAGACTTTTGCACCTTACAGAAGAATGAGATGGTATAGTTCCTGGCATAAAGGAATTAAAACAGATAAATCTTTGAGAAAAGAACTTGGAATGATTGAACGGGCAAGTAAAAATACTCCAATACAAGGAACAGGAGCAGATATGTGTAAATATGCATTAATCTTGATAAGAGATTATATAGCTAAACATAAAATACCTGTAAAACTTGTAATGGCTGTGCATGATCAAATAGACACTATTGTCCATAAAGATTATGCTGATCAATGGAGTATAGAATTGAGTGAGTTGATGCAACAATCTACTCTAAATATCATACCAAGTGGTCTGTTAAAGGCTGATACTACAAAAAGCTCTTTCTGGGAAAAATAAATATTATGAAGAATAAGAAATATTTTTCTCGGCCTTTAATAAAGGTTGAGCAAACAGATGATTTTACAAAAATTAAAGACGAATCTGGAAATGTATTAATTGAATGGGCTCTAAAAGACCTTATTCATATGGATACAAGAAAAGAACGAGATAATTATGTAAAATTAGCAAAGACGGATCCCAGATTACTATTATTAAAATTAGGATATAATGAGTTTAAGAAACATCAGAAAGTATTTTATATACCAAATGATGTTCTTGAACCTGTTATCGTAGATGTTATTTTTAGAATAAGAATGTTATACGATGATTGTGCTGATTTAATAAATGTAAAAGATCCGAAAATAATTCATAGGTATATAGATTTAACCGATTTAGAACCTTTTAATTAAGTAAATATAAAATTATGAATGCAGATCAAATTAAAGTTAAGGATAATATCCAAAGACAAGGTTTGAATCTCTGGTTTAAAAAAAACTGCAAAGGAACTTTGGAGTATGCAACGGGTGTGGGTAAAAGTAGATGTGGAGTTTTAGCAGCAGAATATGTGGTATCACAAATTCCAGAGGCATCCATATTAATAATTACTCCTACTCAAGCAATTAGAGATGAAGCCTGGGTGGATGAATTTAAAAAATGGGGAGCATCGGAGGTACTGGAAAACAATGTAGATATACAATGTATTCAGACGGCTTATAAATATGAAAGAAAACACTATGATTTAGTCATAGCGGATGAAGTTCATAATTATTTGCCTGAAGCTGGTAACAAAGATTTTCAACATTTTAAATTTTTTCAAAACAATGTTTATGATAAAATATTGGCATTAAGTGCCAGTATTGAAAATAAACTAAAACCCCGATTATGGGGAATTGCACCAATAGTTCATACAATATCAACTACTGAGGCTTTAAAATTAGGATTAATTTCCTCATTTAAAGTTTTTAATGTAGGCTTGGAGCTTTCAGCTATAGACCGAAAGGACTATGATGAAGCGTCAAAGATATTTGATGAAACTTTTGATATTTTTAAAGATGGAAGAGGGTATAGAAATATACAAATTCTATTCAAATGTTTAAATCCTCATTTCTTCAAACATTATTGTACTTCTCAAGGCTTTGGTCCTGATGAATACTATACTGTTAAAAATTGGCCTCATAGATGTAAAGATGCTATGAATGCCAGGAAGAACATTCTGTATAAAGCAGGATGTAAACAAACAGCTATTGAAGAAATAGTAAAGATGTTTCCAAAAAGAAGAGGAATCATTTTTTCACAATCAATAGATTTTGTTGAGGATGTAAAGCAAACTCTGGATCTGATAGATACAAATATATCCCATACATATCATTCTAAAATAACAAAAAAGAATAGAAAGATAGTATTGGATGATTTTAATGATCTATCCACTCCAAGTAGAATTATTATTTCTGCATCTGCTTTGAATGAAGGCGTTAATTTAGAACAAATTTCTTTAGCTATTATAGCTTCTGGAACTTCTAAAGAAAAGGATTTTATTCAGAGATTAGGTAGAACTGTTCGATTGGAAGAAGATAAAGAGGCAATAATGGTTAGACTATACATAAAAAATAGTCAGGAAGAGAAATGGTTAGAAAGTAGCCAAGAGAATTTCCGAGGTGAGTTTTTAAATAACATTAATGAATTAAAATTTATAAATAATGCACAAAGGAGTAATATTATTAACGAAAGCAGATACAGTATCTGAGGCTCAAAATAATGTAGAAAACTTTTTAGAGTCTTATGGAGAAAGTAGAGTATGGGATTGGTATGTCATAGGAGGCAGATGGTCCGGTAGTTTAAATAAGCTTCATAAACAATTTTCAGAACTTGCAGAAGAAAGAGTCCCAGGAGATATGGGAGAATTTGGAAGAAGTTCAAAAAATGTAGAAGAAAATTCTGGACAATGGGAAACTATTTGGGAAGAAATAGGTGGAGAAGGAGAACATCCCTTTAATAGAGATTCCTATAAAAGTGCAGAATATACAGATGATATCATACCATTAAAAAATTGTATTGATATTGTAAAGGAATGGGAGATTGATAGGTATGCTAAAGGAGATGAAGAGTATAAAGCTATGGTAAAGGCTTATACAGAAAAACCTAATCCGAAGCATCCTAATTCTCATAAATCTACAGCTGCTTATCATGCTAATATCTTTCATAATTTTATATGGGATTCATTTTCGTTTGATTCTAATACATATGATGTAGAAGAATGGACTAATGATGTTCCTGAAAAAGATATTGAAAAATATTGGGCTGTTATGATTGATATGCACAATTAAATTGTGTATCTTTACCATAGGAGAAACGGAGGTATTCCCTTCAAATTTTAAGTAAAAAAAGTTAGTGAGTAAGCTCAAAGCCGACAGTATGAGGTTTACCGTGGGTGCTCGGCAGATCCCCTTGGCTTATAACTAACTTATTTTACAAATTATTCACAAATAAAATAGAAAAAAATGGCAACATTAATTCAAATTTTAGGTGAATCTGGATCAGGTAAAACTTATTCAATGCGGAACTTAGAGCCAAAGGAAACTCTTTATATCAATTGCGATAAAAAGAATATGCCTTTTCGTGGCTGGAGAGCTAAATTCTGCACAGAGAATAAGAATTATGTGGTAACTTCTGATATAAATATGATTTATACGTTATTGAAGAAGGTACATGCAGATCAACCTCAAATTAAAGTGGTAGTAATAGACACTCTAAATTCTATTATGTCAGATAAAGAAATGTCTGAAAGGAAGAAAAAAGGATATGATAAATGGATGGACTTAGCAGGTGATATCTATGATTTATATCGTATGATTTCAACTTTAAGAGAAGACTTATCTGTATTTTGTTTAGCCCATACCGAAGATTTTACCGGTAAGGATGGTTTAGGAAGACAAAGGTTAAAAACCAATGGTGCAAAATTAACCAAGCTAAATGTAGAAGGATTATCAACTTATACTTTATATACCTCTGTAATAAGAGGAGAGGAAGGGGTAAGTTACAAATTCTTAGTTCAAAATGATGGATCAAATACAGCAAGAAGTCCTGAAGGAGTTTTTGAAGATATACTGATTCCAAATGATTTGGACAAAGTTGTAAGTAATATTCAAGAATACGAGAATGCGTAATTCAATTTTTAACAATCTAAATTTTAAAATATGTATAAATTAGATCAAAATGTTTCTGAAGAAAGCGGAGGAAACTATTTTAATGTAGGCATTTATGAAAATGTAAGCCTAAAAGAAATTACATTAGAGGAGGCAAGTAATGGTAATCCATTTTTAAAGTTCCACTTTGAAGGAGAAAATGGAGAAAAATTAAGCCATACTGAATGGCCTATAGCGGCTGATGATCAGAATTTTGAAAAGAAACTTAAAAACTTTCTAATCAGAATAAAACATATCAGTACAAAATTTGTTCCTGTAGAAAGTGTGGACATAAATGCTCCTGACTTTGATGCGTTTGCAAATAAAGTTATTGAGCTATTAACACCACATTTGCCTAACAATAAAGTTAGGATTAAATTGGTATATAATTATAGGAACTATGTTTCTCTTCCAAAATATGTTCCATTTATTGAAAAAATGGTAGTAGCTAAAACTGCATCAAGATTAAAACTTGATCCAGGATTTGATAAATTGGAAAAGGATGAAGGAACTGATCCTGTATTATCTACAGCAAACGAAACACTCGTTTCTCCAACAAGTGGAACAACTGAAAGTTCGGAAGATGTTCTTCCGTTTTAGAGGTTGTTAAATTTTCAATGATTGAGGATCCATAATACCAGCAATGGTATTATGGATTTTCTATAAAACAAAGGCTTATGTATAATATGAATGAACTATTGACATTTGATAGCCTCCTTAAAAAAGTAGAACCATATCAAATATTTGCTTATTACATAGGAAAAGACATCAAACTCAATAAAGTACTTCAAAGTCCCTTAAGAAAGGACAAAAAGCCAAGTTTTAGTATTCATATTTCCAGAACCGGATATATGTATTATAATGATTGGGCAACTGGAGATTGGGGAGGTGCTATTCAATTTGTAATGAAGCTTTTAAATTTATCTGATATGTATTCAGCTGCAGCTCAAATTAACTCTGATATGAATGCAGGGTTACTTGATGATAGGATGGACACAAATGGTAATATAGAGTATAAAGGATTTAAAACTCATTTCAAACAAGAAGAAATAGAAAAAATTGCTAAGAATACAGCAAGTGATGTTAAAATTTCTGTTAGAAGATGGGAAAAAAATGATTTAAAATATTGGGCAAGTTTTGGAATTACAGAACGAATATTAACATATTATAATGTTTTTCCTTGTCAAAGAGTATTTTTAAATAAAATGGTGATATATGTTAATAATCCCAGAGTATTTAAACCTGCTTATGCCTATGCATTTTATAAAGATAGTGAGTATACTTATAAGATTTATCAGCCAATGAACCCAGATTATAAATGGACATCCAATGTGGATTTTTCTGTTTTACAAGGATGGGATCAAATGCCTGAAACACATAAAGTATTAATACTTACCAAATCTTTGAAAGATGTAATGACTTTAAGGTCATTAGGAATTCCTGCATTAGCAACTCAAGGAGAGCTAATGGGTGTAAAACCGCATATATATCAACAACTAAAAGAACGATTTAAAGAAATTTATTTGTTATTTGATTTTGATTATGGTGGAGTTAAAGGAACTCAAAAACTAAGAAAACTTATACCAGAATTAAAATTCTTTTTTATACAGAATTTAAGTCATAGAACTGATGGATTTAAAGATATAAGTGATTTTAGAGTAGAGCATACATCAAAGGAATGTTTAGATCATTTGAGAAAATGTTTAGTTAACTGGAATAAAAAATAGAAAAATGGGATATACACATTATTGGGACCGATCTACAAAACTTAAACAAAGTAAATTTGAAGAGTTTATTGAAAAGGTCAAAAAGATAGTAGATGGAATTAAAAAAGAAGGTGCTATCGGAGGAGTTTATTATGAGGATAAAGAAGTTATTCTTTCTGGATTAGAAGGAAAAGATGATCCTTGTATAAACGAACATAGAGTTGTATTTAATGGAGATGTTGAAAATGGTTTAGGCCATGAAACATTTGTCATTGAAAATAGCTCTGGAGAGCTTATAGATAAATTTAATTTCTGTAAGACAGCGAGGAAGCCATATGATATAGCTGTAACAGCGTCATTAATAGCTTTTAAGCAAACATTTCCTTATGCAGTAGAGATAAGTTCTGATGGAGAACCTTCAGAATGGGGAGATGGTTTAACACTTTATAATAAAGTGGTAGCCAAAAATGATACTGTAGATAGCAATGTTTTAAATAAATGGTTAAACGCAAAATAGAAAAATTATGTCAAGGATACTTTACAAAATAACTATACCGGAATTTAAGACACATGTAAGGCAATCCAAGAATAAATGGAGGAAAATAAATGGACAATCAATATATACAGGAGCTCACCATAGGGTGAGGCATATATTTATGGAACAAATGCATAAATATTTGTCTGTATATATTCCATTTATGGAAGAATCTATTAAATCTCAACCATTAGAAATCCATTTACATGTTTATGCTCCAATAAATTACGGAGATGTTAAACGAATGCGAGGCAAATTAGCCTGGAAACCAGCTAAAGAAGGATATACTCCTACATGGGATCTGGATAATTTCGCCTGGATATGGATAAAAGGCATACAAGATGTATTACAAAAAAAAGGCATTATAAAAGACGATTCAGTACAGTTTATAAGAAGAGTTAGTTATGAATTTAGCCCTATAGACGATTTAGTCAAAAGGAAATTAGTAATAACTATACTACAATCTGCTCCCGTATGGGTTCGGATATGGAATAAATTATTTAATTAAAACTTAAAAAAAATGAAAAGTAAAGATTTATTACTTCTTGATGGAGATATTATTCTCTATCGAAGTGCCTTTGCTTGTAAAGAAATGTCCAATTGGGCAGATGTAAAAGATTATATATGGAAGTTTATGACTGATCTATGTAATGATCTTGATACATCTGAATATATTGGATTTCTTCAAGGAAGGAAAAACTTCAGAAATGAAGTTGCTACTCAAGCCGAGTATAAAGGCAATAGAAAATCAAAACCTAAACCGTTTTGGTATAGTAATATCAGACAACATTTAATGGATTCTTATGAATTTCATGTTGTAGATGGTATGGAAACTGATGATGCTTTAACAATTTTACAAAATAGAATGTCAGATAGACAGCCTGTTATATGTAGTATTGATAAAGATCTATTACAATCTCCTGGTAAACATTATAATTTTAGTAGCCAGGAAATATCTATAGTAACTAAGGATATGGCTCTCTATCTATTAGCTACACAGGTAATAGTAGGAGATAGTACAGATAATATAAAAGGTTTACATAGAATAGGCCCTAAGAAAGCAGAAGTTATTTTAAAAGATTCAGAGAATCCTTTAGAAACTGCACTTACAGCTTATAGTAATTTCTATGCTACAAAAGAAGGGGATACTGAGGGAACCTTCTTAAAAGCAGTAAAACATTTTGCTGAAACTTTTGAACTTGTTTATCTTTTGCGTGAATTGGATGAGGAAAAATTTCCAACTCCTGAAATTAATAATTTATATAACCTTGAAAATCCCTTAGACTATGGAGCTGGACTCAAAATTGCCGCACAGGCTGGTGAAACCATCTTTGATTAAATTAAAAGATGTAAAAGCAACAAAGACAACAGATTTTATGTTGCCTTTGTTTGGATTTACTAAGAATTATTATTCTCCTTTTTTGATTAACGCCTATTTGGGAGATAATGATACAGGAGGAATAGCTCCTGAACAAATATTAATACTTCTTAGTAACCATCGTATGGATTTACGATATGTAAGAATAGAAGATACTATTAAAAGTTTGGCTGAATATGTAGATTATTATGATGTTTTAGATTCAAGAATGACTTTGTTTGTTCTGAATATTCCTGATGAATATATAAATGAATACCATTATTTTGTTCAAGGTAAATATTCTAAATTTTCAGAGGCAGCCCAAGTTAAAATAGTAAAAGGAAGATCTCCTGATAGCTCTATGCCGTATATTTTTAAAAAAGATCCGGTATTAAAAAACTATTGGGAAACTAAATTGAACTCTGAATTGGAAAAACAGGCAGAAGTATGGCCTATTTTAACACCAGATGAGGAAATATTTGATAAAAATAAATTTTTAAAAAATGATTAAAACTAAAAAATAAATGTATACGATTGGAAAAGCACCCATTAGGGTAAGAACCCCTATTACTGAGCCAGTTCCAGAGCCAGTAATAGTAGAACCTGTTGTAGTAGAAGAACCTACCGCAGAAGAACCTGGACAAACTACTGTAGAGGAAGTTAAAATTATAGAAGAGCTTGTGGAAGAAATTCCTATACCTGCTCAAACTCAACTTTCTTTAGAGGAACCAGCTGCTGCCCCTAAACCTCCCTCAAGTGCATTTAACTTAGGAGGATTTGGAGAATTTTTTGGAAAAGCTCTTGAAGAGCTTATCAAAGAAAAAGCAGAGGAATTAAAACCTGAAGTATTAGAAATACTTAAAGCAGAATTACAAAAACTTAAACCTACTAATATAAGGATTACCGGAAGGAAATCTACAGGGCAAGTAGTTGGATATAAACATAAAATGTTTAGAGAATCTGTATTTCTATGCGAACAGGAACGACAATTAATGCTTGTAGGACCTGCTGGAAGTGGTAAAACTACTTTAGCATCTCAAATTTCAGAAGCATTTTCTATCCAGTTTGGACATATTTCATGTTCTGCAGGAATGAGTGAAGCTCATTTATTGGGAAGAATGCTTTTTGATGGAACATATGTTCCTTCAGAGTTCGTAAAATGTTATGAACAAGGAGGTGTTTTCTTATTTGATGAAATTGATGCGGCTGATTCTAATACTTTATTAGTTGTAAATTCTGCATTAGCAAATGGATATATGTCTGTTCCTAATAGAAAAGACGATCCAATTGCCACAAGACATGAAGATTTCATTTGTATTGTAGCAGGAAACTCTTGGGGATATGGTTCTAATTCATATCAAGGTAGAGGATATCTTGATGCTGCTTTCTTAGATAGATTTGCAGTATGTAAGATTGAAATTGAATATGATGAAGAATTAGAGAGAGATATCGCAGGTGAGCATGATATTGTATTAGAACGTATGTGGGAAATACGAAAAATAATTACCCAAAATAGAATGAAAAGAATTATGTCTACTCGTTCTATAGTTTCTGCAATCAGACAAACCATAGCTGGTCGATCCTTAAAACAGATTGAAAAAGTATTTACTACTGGCTGGGCTAAAGATGAGAAGCGAAAGATTTCTTAATTATAAGGCAAACTGACCGTAACAAAGTTACACGCGATACACTATTGCGGTTGGTTTGCTTTTCATTTAAAAAAAACATAAAATGATAGAATTTAAACCAAAAGAAACAGATCTGGTACTGGATAAAAGACCAAGATACCCGGATTTACACAAACATTTAAGTGAGGTTCGGTCTATTGTATTTAAAGATGATGCTGATAATATTCATGATTTTTTAGAATTTGATTCTTTGTATCATTTTATAGATACTATGGAAGAGCATTATAGAGATCATAGTTTAAGAAGCATATTGAATGACACTCATAGCGGAGATAACGGAGATTTTAATTATTCTGGTAATAGTAAATGGACATACGGATCTACTTTTAAAAATAGAGTAGCTACTAAAGAAGCTTTATTGACTTCTGATGTTCCTGATACTATGTGGAAAATTATAGATAAACTTCGTGATTCTTTATTAGCATTAGAAGAAGTTCAAAGATTAATTGATATGGCCCCTTCAATTAAGAAACAAAGAAAGTTTGGGCTCTCTGGAGATGAATTAGATATAGACAGAATCCTCGCTGGTGATCCTCATCATTGGCAATATACAACTAAAGGTCGTAAGACCAATGTTGTGCGAATAGGGTTAAATATCGCTATGTCTTGTTCAAATAGTGCAGATAAATTTCTTAAAATAGTTGCATTAGCTTCTGTTGCTGCTGATCTGGTTATAAAAGCTGGATGTAGTTTAGAATTTATTTTATGCGGATTATCTACTCATGTAGGTACAGAGCACTCAAATCCTTATGTAGATCCTGATGGAAGTACTATAGGAAATTTATCTAACGGATTTAGTGGTCCTATAATGGCTATTAAAAAGGCAGAGGAACCTTTTGATATTTCAAGAATAGCTTGTTTAGGTTTGCCTGGACTTTTCAGACATTATATGTTTGTATCAAGAACGGCATATTTCAGTAGTCAGGTTGATTCTGGAATGGGACAATCCCACCCTTTAAGTAAAGAACTTTATGAACGTATTGGTCTTAAACATGTTATTGGTTTTAAATTAGTAACAGGTGATGATGAACAGTATGATCAAAAAGTATTTCTTAGAGGTATTTTTGATGAAATTGCTGGAATTAAAGTTCCGCAAGAAAATATTTAGTTATGATAAATGGATTTGAAGAAGAAACTGAAGAACTAAATGACTACGAGAAGGATACCCTTTTACCTTTAATGGTAAAGGGGCTAACCCCTCGTTTTGGTTCTGATAAAGCCATTACAAATAAACAAATGCGTGAAGGTTTGAAAAAATTGGATCATATTGTTAGTGATGCCAGAGTAAGAAAATTAATAAATTATATAAGGATGCATCAACTTGTAGTTAATTTGATAAGTAGTAGCCGAGGCTATTATAGAACAAATTCTATGGAAGAATTGGAAAATTATATAGAATCATTAATGCAAAGAGCTTCTTCAATAGAAGAGGTTGCAAAAAGTTTTAGAAGATGAAACAAAAATATACATATGCAAAACTATCTGCTCCCGAAATGGCATCTGTTCTTGTATTTAATAAAGTAGTTGTGTTGCTACCTAAAGAAGATACTCGTAAAGGATGGATGGTGGTTCAATTAGTAGACGAGCATAAAGAACCATATGGTTTTCCTTTTCCTGTAAAAGTAAAATATTTAATAGAACATAAATTTGAAAAGTATGGAACGGAAGAAGAACTCTTGGGAAGTGAATCAGATTCCGAAAGGTACGAAAATTGGTGATTATTACCTTTTTTATGAATTTGATCATTATTACTTAGTAAGTAAACTTGATAGTGGAAAAAAATTATTTATGATTACTAAAGATGATTTATCTGATTTAGTAAAACAAGAGGAAATTAATAAGACAAAGGAGGGCGACTTATAAAAGTTACCCCCCTTTTGCTGTTGTCAAGGAGTATCAATCGAAATCTGATTCTTCTAATAAGGTATAAGTAAAACTATTTCCCCAATTTTCTGCAGCTTGTTTAAAGATATTCATTTCTATTTTAAAAATAGACTCAGTAGGTTGTACTTGACATCCGGCACTCCATTTATCTACTCTGGTACTATTTTTTCCTGCTTTATGGTGGTTTATACCAAATAAGCCTGTATCTGTTTTTCCAGAAGAAGTGATTAAATGATCTTTATCATTATCTCTGTAGACAGTACAAGGTTTAACCTGGCGTAATGCATCATATTTCCCCTGGTGTTTTCCAATTGCCCACATTCCTCTGTATTGCCCTGGCTTTAAGATTGCTGTTCCTTTAACATTCATAGGATTTTCTCTCCAATAATGCCCAGGATCTGTCGTTATTGGAAATATCATAGTGTTCCAATATCCCATATATTTCCATAAAAGACACATATGGTCATTGAAGCTGTTAGAATTAGTATCATTTGTTCTAATTCCTATAATATTAATATTAAAATTCTTATGGTCTTGTTCAAAGACTACATAATTTTTTATTTTTAATACTCTTACAATTGCTAATACATTTAAATTCATAATTTAATTTTAATTAATTAAGTATGTTCTAAAAATATATCAAAGTCATATACTTTAGTTACAGCTGTAGCAGGTATAGTTATAATAAAAGTATAATAATAATTTGTAAAAGGTCCTATACCTATACTATCAGTTGGAGGAGGTGGAACTTGTACTAAATTAGCAGGTTGAATTTTATATAATGTTCCTACATCTCCTATTTCTACAGGAACATTTAATGGTCCACTTGGAACAAATAATCCGCCAAATAAATGTACACCAGAAGCAGTATAGTTATTCATTCCTGCTCCATTACCATAAGCCACATATCTACCCACAGCTGGAACTTGATTTGGTGCTGGACTATCTGCTGCAATAAAATTTGAATATACTTTAGTGGTTACTAATGTTTTTTCAGGATTAAAATTTGCAGTTGCCCAATAATCTTGCCCCGGAGTAAAAGTCAAAGTAGTTATTCCATTTATATTTATATCATTCCACCAATTTGGTCCAGGAGGATTAATTAATTGAGCTCCCGGATTACCAACTCCATACGCATTTGTATTGGAAGGTCCATTTGTATGAGAAACACTTATTCTTAAAACTTGAATTTGTCCGGTAGCAGGTGGAGTCCAGGTCCAAGCTCCGGGCAGAGGATTTGCAGTACAATAAAAAACATATGCACTACCATCATTTGGAATTGAGGCAGATCCATTAACTACACCGTTTATTTCTCCACCTACTACAGATGGAAAAACTAATATCGGCATTGTTGAGTTATTTATAAAGACTACTTGTCTGCCACTAACAGGATCAGGTAGTCTTGTAGCTAAATCTGTTATAGTTGATGTAGCTATTAAATTAACACCATAAATAGCTTGGGATGTAGAAGCTATAGTAGTTCCTTGTAAAACTAATGTTTGAACATCTGAAGTATCATTTTCTTCTAAATCTTCATAAATTTTACTTACAATATTATCTACACTATGAGGTCTTACATAGGTATCATATGTATAATTATCATCAGCTGGAGGGCTTATTTGTGCTCCTTTTTTAAGTAGAGCTAATTCTTCAGGAGTGTATTTAAGGGCCATAATATTTAATTTAATTTTTTAAATTTTCTATTCTTCTTTTAGTTATTTCCATAACATCCATTTCAATCTATTTTCAGGAGCTGTCATTGCTCTTATTTCTTTCCACATAGGTATACTCTCATCAAATTGCTTCCATATTTTAGCATCTCCTTCATCATATAAACCTGTATCTCTTGTATATCGTGGGATATCTCCTTCTGTTATTAAAGATGTTCCCATTCCAAAAATACTTCCTACAGTTCGAGCTATATGTTCTACTGTACTCATTGAAGCTGATGGAGATTTTAGAATTTGTAATGCTTCTTTTATATTCCAAGGCATATACATTTTCATTTCTGCATTTAATCTATGTAATTGAAATAATACCATATTTTCTACCCAATTTCTTTCATCATCTTCATCGTCTAATCCTGCTAACATTCCTATAAGTATGGTAATACCTAACATAATAGTACCCTCTGCATAAGATCGTCTAATGTTTTGTTTTTGCCAATCTTTTAAGCCTCCTTTAGTATCATTATAAGCAGCTACCCAACCTACTTGATTAGCTTTATGATTTTTAAAGACATTTCTAAAAAATTTAAATACTGTTAAATAATTTCCTTCTTCGTATGACTCTAATCGTTGGTTAAATCGTGTAGATCCCCATCTTCTTTTTATAGAAGGATATAACCATTTTCTAAATAATATTGCTAACCTACCTGCCCAAACATACTGAGCATTTATAAGATCCTGGCTATTATATACTCCATGAAGTTTTTGACTTACTTGTTTTATTTTTTGTGAATCTTTTATTAATTGTTCTTCAGTATAATCTACTACATCATCGCTTAATACTAATTTTCCATTTTTATCTTGTTGATACGCATCAAATAATTTTATTTCTTTTCCGCTTTTTGTTTTAACCATTTTACCTTTAAGGAAAGCTATCATAAGAGTTACTTGTATCTCATGCTCTCCTCCTTTTTGCATAAAAAACATTGCATTTGTATTGAGCAATCTTTTCCAAAGTTTATTTCCGGTAATAGGAGTTCCATATTCATCATATTCTTGAAGACCATCATATAAACGAACCAGCTGACCTAATTTACTTTTAGGAGTTTTATGATTTATATCACTTAAAAATCCCATCATACTTCCTAAATATGTTTTTTGAGCAGAAATAAAAGTCTTTTTATCAAAATGTTGTCCTGCATGAGCCTCTACAAAATTCATTGTTTTGCCCATAGTAACATTAGAAATTCCTGAAAATAAGTTAAAAGCTAATGTTCTCATACTACTATACTTATTCAGAGCATCAGCTAATTTTGTTTTAACAAATCTTTTATTTCCTATTTGAATTTCTGAAGAATCTTTTCTCATTCCATAGAATACCATGTCCATATACATATCAAATTGCTTATATCCATTGGTTTCATTTCCTTGCATTGTATCTGCTCGTTGCATAGGAGTTCCATGTTTCTTTCCTTTAACCGTGTTTATAAGTCCTCCTGTAGTTTTTGCTACTTGTCTGTTAGATAATAGATCTCTTAGAATTTCAAGTTCAGCTGCAATAGTATTCATCTGACTATTATTTATAGCCATCGCACCAAAAGCAGATAGACTATTTCCTAAATCATAGGATAATTCTCCTGGAGGAATCATTCCTTTTTTTTCTCCAATTTGAGCATGGTATAATACCGGAACAAATCTATGATCTCTAACTTGTTTTTCAGTACCTGGCTCACCAAACCCTACATCATCTGCTTGTAGTGTTGTAGCATCTTTTATTTCTTCTCCTAAAACTCTAATAATTCCTTGTTTTCCAGCTACTCTTTCATGGGCTCTTGCTCTTATAGAAGGTAAGTTTAATCCTCTATTAAATTGATACGGAAGCTTTTTTTGAAGTTTATAATAGGTTTGAGTAAAATATTCATAATATTCAAACTCTTTAGAATCTTTTCCAAACTTTTTAAGAGCAGTATCATAATTTATAAGCCTTCCATCTGTTTCTCCTTTATCATCTTTAGCATAGAAAATATCATATAAAGCTTTAGGATCTCCTATTCTAATTCCTTGATTTGCTCTAAATTTTTCAAATGCATTTATTTTAGCATACAGTTCATCTTCAAATCTATTAGTTTCTAATCTTCCTTTTTCTTTTTGTTCATTAACCATTTTAGCTCCTAATGCAATTATTTGATCAGAAGATTCTGCTAAAGTTTCTACCCATCTGGTAAAAGAATTTGTATCTGTTAGTCCTTTTTCAAGCTGACTTTCTATATCTGCTTCAGTTAAATCCGTATTTGCATTTAGTTTTTGTAAAACTTTCGCTAAAAGAGGTCTGCCTATTTTTTTAAAGTCTGCATTAATTGTATTAATTAAGTTATCAAATCCTGCTTTAAACATCATCTGTTTCTCTGGAGCAATAACTGTTTTGAATTCTTCTGATTCTTTAATTTCATCTAATAAAGCACGGATAAAATCAATATTATATATCTCTACATATCTTTTATATCTCAAAAGCTCTTTGGCATCTATCTCATCCCCTGCTTCCATAGCAGCTAATAAAGATTTGAATTTTTTTCTTACAAATAATAAATCTGTTTGAGCTTTTCCTAAAAAGTTTAACATGGCTAAGTTCTTTTCCTTTCCATCTAAAAGAACATTCATATATTTTAAATTTTCAATTATTTTAGCCACTTTAGGATCTCCTCTTTTACCGGAACGCTCAATAGCTTTTATTTTAAGCTCTATAGAGTTTTTAGTATCAATAATTACATCCTGAATATTACTTATTTCTTCTTTTATCTCTGCTTGGGGTGCTTCTTCTTCTGTTTTTTCTTCTTCTTTTTCCTCTGTCTGTTCTTTTTTTATAATTTCTGCATCATCTTCTATATCAGGAGTTTCTGTTTGTTGATAATATACTGTATCAGTCATATTATTTGCAGAAAGACCAGTAGCATCTCCATTTAATATATTAGATGCTAATTCTCCATATACAGCTCTAACCTCTTTAGAAAGTTTTTTAACATCTGCTTTTCTAAATATAGATTTAAATCTTTCCCAGGCCCGTTTGATAGTATTTAATAATGTTTTAGGCTGCTCATTCTTAAAATTAGTTATAAGAGCCTGTCCAATTAGCTTTCCTACTGTTTCAGCGATATATTTATCCTCATTATCTTTATACAGATGAGCATAATCTTTTTTTACTTTAGTATAAGTGTCTGTTTTAACAGCTAAACTCCTCATTCTCTTTACTAAAGGATTATCTTTTCCCAAAAGTTCATAGATAAAGTGTCCTGCTTCTTCAGGGATAGTTGTAAGATCTGCTTTTCCTTGCGAGATCATTATAATTTTATTTGTGATATCAGCTACTCCGGCTGCATCTACGCCCATTTTCTCCTTTAAGGAAGCGTATGCCTCTATTGTAACACCAAAAGGGCTTAGAAAGGCTATAAGACGGTTTTCTAATTCAATTTCTCGCTCATTAATCGCCTGTTGTCGTATAGGATGGACAATATCATTCTCAGAATTCAGATCAATAGCTGTTCTAACTTGACTGTCTGAATGAATATTTAATTCTTTAAATCCTTTTAATGCAATGTCTATACCTTTTTGATGTAGTTTGTCTGCAAATGCTACTCGTTGTCCTCTTGTAGGAACAGTCTTTATCCCAAGATCAGCGGCAACAGCCTTATTAAATTCTATTATATTATCATAAACTTGAATATTCTCAGAATTAACAAATACAGGAGTAACATTCCCAAATTTTTCTGCATAGGATTTATCATTAGTAAAGTATATTCCTTCTCCTATTTTTGCAGCTCCTCTATTTCTCTTATAATTGTACCTATCTATTCCTGTATCTTCCCCTCTGTACATAACCAGAGCTTCTCCATTTTCATCTACAACCTTTGTTTTACCAAATTCTTTTTCAAATGTAGGAGTCTTGGTTACTACCCAAGTCTTTAAAGCCTCAGCTTGTCCATAATCTTTTTCTAAAGAACTAAATATTTTAGAATCTTTTCCGTTAGGTGCTTTTACAAAATCTACTTTACAAGCCATTATTCATTACATTTTATTTGTGAATCTCCATCTTCTTGTGCTTTTTTCATAGCATCTGTAAATTCTTTACTTCCTCTTACTTCTAACTCATCCATATCATCTCCTAAATTTATATTTGTTTCTCCCTGTTCATAAGAAATCTGTTCCTCAACAGTTTTATTAACAATATTATTATCTGTGGCTACAATATTTGTATTATCTCCAGGAGTAGTTACAGTAGGATCAGGTGAACCAGCTGTAGGTTTAGCAGGAGGTCCTGATGTATCTACATCCGTGTTATCAGGATGAATTGATTCTGGATTGATTTCCTCTGGATAAACTTCAAAGAATTTATTTTGTTCTCCTAAAGCATCCATATGAGTATAATGTGCAAAAGCATTTTTAGAAGTTGCTCCTCCTCCTTCTAACAATTTTCTATATCCTCTACGTTTCTTAGAATTTTTATCCCACATAGTTACAACTTGTGGAAAACCATTTATAGCACTTCCTTTTTTTCCTTGAACGAAAAGATTTGAATCTTCTCCTACAGAGAATGTTTCTATAAAATGCCTTTTGCTTTTAGTATATCCCATAGTAATAGGAGAAACTTGATCAGCTCTAACTTTTTTAATTAGTTTAGGATCGCTAATTCTATTTCTTAGTATTTGCATAAGAAGTTCCGGTACAGCTAATGCTTCTATTTTTTTATCTTCTTCAATAGCTTTTCTATCTCTTCCTTCTGAATCTTGTTCTTCTAAAGATAAATACCCCCAGCCGTGTGAATCTCTTCCTGCTAAATAAGGAAAGTAAGTTTTAAATGATCCTTCATTTAAATCTTTTAAAAATTTTGATAAACTGGCTGTTGTATTTCCTGCAATATCTTCTCCAAGACTTTTCCATATAATAAGAGGTATTAGATCTACAAAAGAATTAGGTCCAGATTGAAAACCAGAAGTTCGTATTGAATAATCTACTAAGTTTGTCATTACTTTTTTGACATGCTCTACTGCTTTTTGCTTTTCTGCTGCATTTAATCTTATATGCTTCCCTGATTTAGAATCCCATTTTACATTAACATTTCTTTCTGTATGATAAAATAATTCATAAAAGGCATCTACAAATGCAGATTTAGTTTCTTGTGTATAAGAAGCTGCATTGTTGAATCGTACCATTTGAAACTTGTTACTACCATTATAAATATCTCCTGATAAATATTTTAGAAGTTTATTCTCCCCTAAATTATATAAGTACTTTATATTGGTTAAGTCTTGTGCTACTGTTTGATTTGATTCTCCTTCTTTTGGTTTAAATAATTTCTTTTTACTTTCTTCTTTTGTTCTTTGATTCATAAGGGCTGCAACTGGAGATCCTTGTGTGAACATTATAAAAGAATAGATATCCGAATTCATTCTTTCTATTAATTTTTTATCATTAAATGTCCCATTTTTCTGATGAGTCATTTCTGCCAAGAATTTTTTTGCTCTTAAAAAGAAATCAGAATTATAAGGCATAAATTCAGATATAACTTCTTCTGCTCCTAAAATAGCATGTTCATAATAAGCATTTAGTCTTGGAGAACTTGAAGGTCCTACAGGTTGCTTTGTAACTGCATCTTTAGCTGGATATACTCCTTTTACAGTTATATTAGCTTCTCCAGACTCTACAAAGTTTTTATTATTTAACCATAGCTCTATATCAGATAGCCCACTCATTGCTGTAAATCTATCAGGAGCTAACATTTTATTAGATTTAGCTAAATCAGATCCCATATCCCAATACTTAACAAAGTCCATTAAAACTTGTTTTTGGAATTGAAGCCCTGGGACTTGACCATGTTTTCCAGCTCCAGTTATGCCGCTACTACCTGGCTCCTCTTCAGCCATTTCAGATATATCTTTTCCTAAAGATTTTCTTAAACCTTCTGGTGTTATTTTTATTCTATTTTCTTCTGCAGCTCCATATTGAATCTTCTTACCATTAGGTCCTTTAGTTGGCAAATTTAATTCTGCTGCCATTCTATTAGCAGTTTCAGAGGGAGTATATGCATGTTCATCTAATGCAAATCTCTTTTTAAGTTCTCTTATTACAGGTTGATTTATAAAATCAGTAGCTATACTATTATTTATTCCCAGCCTATTGAACATAGCTACTATATTAGCAGTAAATGTATTTATATTTAAACTACCTGTAATTGGATCTTTTGCATTATCAAGAGAAGCATTTAAATCTTCATTTAAATATAAAGATCGTAGCTCTCCATCAAATCCATATATTCCACTTAAATCTCTTATTGGATTTTCTTTAGTTCCAATAGTTACTCCCTCACCATTATCCATTTCTATAAATACTCCTTTTTTAGGATCTGTTATTTGAATGTCAATATCTTGGGATAGTGCATGGGCTACAGAATGATTAGCAAATATTCCTACTAATACTTTAGCATCTTTGTTTACAGATTCTAAATAGACATCTGTATAAGCAGAGTTAAAGTTGAAAGTTCCGGTATCTTGAAGCATTCCTGGTATTTCACCATACTCCTTCATTTTATTTTTATAAGTATCTGTATCTAAAGGATTTATAACATCAGGTGCATGATTTTTAGATGTTAGTATCCCAAATCTTATAGAGAATAATACATTTTGAATTTCTTTATCAGTTAAAGAGCTAACATCAATTTTTCCATCTTTTAAGGCTTCTATTTTATCTGCAACAGGAACTTTTTGAAAAGTATTTTCTCCTGTTTCCTCTAAAGCAGGATAAAATAGATTTAATTTATCAACATCAAAGTCAGCTCCAGTTTGAGTAGTTATATCAGCTGGTAATACAATCTGTCCTTTAGCGGTTGGGGGAAGAACCTTTTTAATTATTAAAGGAAGCATTGAACTTTTTCCTTGAGTTGGAATACGATATCCTACTAATTCAAGAACCGACTTATCCATTCCTGCTCTTTCCATAGCTTGATAATCCACAACTCCTGTTTCAGAATTTACATACTCTAATAAACCAAGTTTATTGGCTTGTTGGTAGGAAATAGCTACTTCTGCTGCTTTTAGTCTTCCATCTTCAAATCTATAATACCCAAGATCATTTGTTTCATCTAATCCATATTCTGCTACCTGGACAGCAGAATCTCCTGGCATTCTTTGTGTCATTACTCTTGCTTTGAATATAGACGCTAATGCTATCTCAAATTTCTTTGCATAAGCAGGAAAAGAAAGGGGCATTGCAAATTGTATCTCTCCTTCTATTTTTTCAATTTCTAAAGCAAGACTGTAATTATCTGGAAGTTCTCTGGACTCTATCTGCTCTAAGAGAAGTTTTTGAATTTTCTTCAAAAAGTTTAAAGCTATATCTGGATCATTAGGATTGTTTTTAAATTCATTCCATCCTAACTCTTTAGATAATTTATCAGCAGTTCTTTTTATTTTTTCTACATATACAAGATCGTTTACATTTTTTATATCCTCAGTTAAAAGCTCTTTAATTCCTTCTATACTATCGTAGATAGCACCTGGAACCATATCTGCTGTTATTAATTTTACTATTTGAGAACCATCTTTAGGATTCATTCCTTTTTCTGCTGGTAAAACAAATGGACTTCTTTCATTATCAGATTGAAGAACATGAACTTCCATGTTTTCTAACTCTGCACTTGATTTATTGTTATATTTTGTTACTCCACTTTTTCCTACTTTTACAGCTGACTCTAAATTAACAGCATCAATTTTTGTTAATCCTTTATCTGCAAACTCTCCAGTTGTTTCCATTCTTCGTCTAAGCTTATCTAATTCAGGATTAGTTTTAGTAAAAGCAGGATACAAAGGAACGGTTGAATGTTTTATTTGTGTAAATACAACTTGCTGAAGAGTTTCATCAAAGTGATATCCAAAAGAAAATGTTTTTAAAGGTTTAAGAGCTAACTTTTGAGCCCATTCAGGCCATGTATTGGGATCGGATTCTTTAGTCCAATATTCATTATAAGCTACTTCATGGCTATGTTCTCCTTCTGTTGTCCATTCTCCTCTTCCTTCCATAGTTTTCTTATGGGCCTCCAGAGTTGTGTATCCTTGTGCATCTGATTTATTACTGCCTCTTCTGTAAGGGAGAACTATTTTAACTGCTTTTCTTTCAGCGACAGGAAGTGCTTTAAAGAAAGCATCTAATTTTTTTTCTAATTTTTTCTTCTTGGTCTTATCAGTTTCCTCATTTATTTTTTCTTCTAAAGCTTCAATATGTTTAATAACATTTTTAGCTCCTGTAACTCCTAAAGCTCCTTCCCAAGATGGATTTTTAGTAAAACCAATTGCTAAATTGGCGGCTCTATTTAAGGACATTTTAGAATAAATATCCTCTATTATGGCCATTCTTATCTCTTTAGTTTTTCCATAATCATCTTGAGAATTAGAATCTAAAGCCATTTGTGATACCATATGGTCTAAGCCAGGAGTAATGGATTGATATGCCCTCTTACCTGCATCTACAACTACACTCACAAATTTTCCTTTGGCTCCTGGAAATTCATCATTTTTAGAAATATCTTTCTCTGTAGATTTATAATAAGCCAGATCTCCATTTTCATATTTGCTGAACTCAGTTCTCCATACAAGATCATTGAGTAAAAATTCAGTCATAGCATCATCAACATCTGACACTACAATAGGATTTTCCTCTGTTCCTATATTAGTAGTAGAACTTGAAAATTTATCAGGTGATATTTCATCAGAATAAAATTTTCCATCATGCTCTACTAAAACTCCATCTGCAACCATAGCTCGTTTGCTTCTCAAAGTTTCTCGTTCCATAAAAGCATCTAAAGCTTTATCTACAGCAGTTAATTCTGTTTTATTAAAGAATTTTACATTACCATCAGAATCAAATAAGTTATAATTAGTAAAATTTAAATCAGGAATAGACATAAATTTTAATCCGTTTGCCGCCTCTCTATTCAGAGTGCCGTCAGGATTTTTTCCTTTATAATGGTAGTTTTCTTTAAGCTTACTATCCGGTAAAGCATTTTCACCAAACAATTGTGAATGAACTCTTGATATTCTTGCCCTTTCTTGTAGAACATTTCTTCTTAATACAGCTTTTGCTGCATTTTTAACTCCTTGAATCTCTCCTATTAAACCTCCTGTTGCATTAAGCTGTGGTACTTTATTTTTGTTACTTGCTAATAAAGGAACTCTTATATAAAGAGAACGCCCCTTATCTGATTTAGTTCCAGTATTTATAAGTCCGTATCCTGTATTTTTATAATGACCATTATTTCTGTAAAAATTTAACCTTGTTAACCAGGTTTGTTTAGGTGTCATTTTATCATAGGTAATAGCTTCATCACCTCTTTCCAATTTTGTACTATCTAATTCTATTAGGGCAAACTCTTCCCTTACTTTATTAATACCATTAGAATCTTTAAAATCAAGTAGTAATGAAAATAGCATTGACCTGGCAACTCCGGTATCATCAGGATTATAATATACATCTCTATTAAATGTTTCCCATATTTTTTCGACTCCTTCTTTGGTAGCCATCTCTGAAGAAAGCTTAGATAGATAAGAATTTAGATTTATAGAATAAACCAATTTGCCCTCACCATTAGTGAAAGAACCTGTGTATAAATCACTACTAACATCTTGAACTAACTGAGCTATCTTTTTAAAATTCTTAGTTTGACCTTTAGCTCCTGTAGTAGTATAAGGATTACTTCCTTTTGAAATTTGTTTATTAGAAGGATTATACCCCAATTCTTTTAGTATATGAGAAAATTTTCCTTCAACTACTGTTTTTTGAAACTCTGAAGGAGGATACGTAGTTTCAAACATCTTTAGAACATTGGGTTCAAATTCAATTCCAATATGTTTAAAAACTCTGTTTACATGTTTATAATATTCAGTAGGATTCTTGATATGAGAAAATAGGTCTTGATATTGTTTTCCTAAATTAGAAAGTACAGCTGAATTTATAGAACCATCTGCATTAAATAGTCCGAGAATATTTCTATTAGTATTCCATCTTTCTACAATTTGCTTTTGTACATCTTGTCTATTTGTTTCAATGAGTTCCCAAGCTCCATTTTTATCTACTACAGCTGTCATAAATTTTAACTGTGTCTTAGAAAAATTAGAACGAAAGGCTGTCTTAGTTCTACTATCCCAGGTTAAATATTTTTGATATACAGCCGATATAGAGCTTTTCCATTGAGCCAATTCTTTTAATCTTTCTTCAATTTGATGTGGTTGGTATCCAGCTAATTTACTTGCAAGGTCTGCATAGACTTCATCAAAATTTAAAAAAGAAGGAAGTCCAGTAAACTTACTTTTACCATCATCTATAATTTTTTTATTACTATCTCTAATTACTGGTTTCTGTATAAAACTTAAAGCAGTTTTAACTTGCCAGGACATTGTTTTTTTAGGGCTGGAGTAAAAATAGTTTTCACCATGTATCCTTTCTTTACTATTAGTAGAAGGATCTCCATCATCATCAACAGTAGGAATTCCAAGCTCTAATGCTTCTTTTTCTATCTTTTCAAATTTATCTACTGTCCATCCTTCTTTAGATTGTGCAAGAGTTATAGCAACACCATGTTTCCGCAAAGAATTTAAAAGAAGTCCTTTAAAGCCAGGATTCTGAACTACTCCTCCTTTATTTATATCAAGCCATGCCCCTTTAGAGTTTTCTATAGCTCTATGAACATTCTTTCTTTTTATTTTAGAATTATATACAGAGGTTTCAGATCCAGACTTTCCTTCATTCTTTTGTATGAATTTATCTAAAACTTCAACATAATTCTGCATTGTTTCTCGCAAGTTTTCTATTCCTTGCATTAAATCTTTTGTATATTCTCTCTTACTTAAAATATCCTCAACACTTTGAGCTTTACTTGTTCCATCAGCTATCATTTTAGGAAGAACTTTGGTTACTAAACCAAATCGAAGTGATTCTACCATACCATCTTTTTCTGCATTAGACCATTCAGGTTTACTCCTTAACATAGCATCGTTAGGATTAAACTTTTCACTCTTCATTTTAGCTTTAGTAGCATCTGATATTTTAAAATCTCCTACTTTAATTTTAAGAAACATTCTTTCCATTGTCATAGAAGAAAGATATATTGAATCTGGATTAAGAATAGTAGTACCATAAATTCTAATAGCTAAGATGGCTTTTCTTATTCTATCAAATATCTTCTGAATAATTCTTCCTAATTTAGTCTTCTTTATTCTTCCTTTAGATTCCTCTGCCTCCATGAACTCTCTGAATAGTTCAGCAGCTTTTTCCTCAAAAAAGATTTCTTCTAACTCTGCTTTAGTTTTTTTAGGATATAATTTTTTAAGAGCGTCTTCTTCGGCAAGAGAAAAAGTACCGTATTTTTCTTGCATTGCTCTAAAGACCTGTTTCTTTTCTTGTTCAGTTGTAGCAAGATCCATTACTACATGGAAAGATTCGTGATATGCTGTTCCTTTAGCTCCTAAACGAGCAAGTAATACTAATCCATTTGAATAGGCCCCGTAAGCCTGTCTGCCGCCCTTCATTTGAATATATTTGGCATTAGCCATAGGAAGTATATGATCCGGTCCAAAAGTTCTTACAATCCAATCTACTTCAGCTTCAGTTAAAATATTACCTGGATTCTCTTGAAATTTATTTTCTACTTCTAAAGAGGCTTCTCTCCATTTTATATCTGGACTATCATCTTCTCCCTCTTTAAGTTCATTTCCTTCTATATCAGTATTTTCTACAGTAGCATTTTCTTCTGAGTTCTCATCAACTTTTATTCCTGGTTTTTCAACTTCTGAATGAGAATCTCCTTCACCTTCTACAACCTGTTGATTTTTCTTTATTTCTTCTCCAACTGTATCTGTTTCAGATTGAACTGTAGCTACATTATCATTAGTTACAGAATCAGATTTTTGAATAGGAACTAATTTAACTTTAGAATCTGTAAATTTTTGTCCAGGTGCAACATCTGTAGTTACAAGCCCAGGAACACCATCTACTTCTTTATCAGATAAATATTCTGTATAGGAACTATACTCTTTTCCAGTTGTGTAATCTTTAACTGGTCCATTTTCTATTACTTTTTCCTTACTAACTTGATAACTTTTTCCCATTATAGCCTCTATCAAATTTTCTCTAAAAGCATTTATTGCTGATTCCATTAAGAGTTTATCCTCTGAAGTAGCTCCAAGTGTGGCATTTCCTCCACCTATCCATTCTCTTTTTACAAAAGCTTTTCCATTAGGATCTACTCCCATTACTTGTTCCCCGTAGTTTCCTTCGGGTGAGTTTTCTAAACTTTGAAATATACGTACATGATATGCTTGAGAGCCAGGTACAGCTTGTTTTGGATCAATAGGATTTCCTGCTTCATCTTCTAATCCCAAAGCTTTTCGTAAATTATTATGTTTGCCTCTATTTTGATGATCTACCCCTATTATTTGATTACCTACTTTTATTTTAATAGCACTATTATCTACATAGAAAAGAGGGGCTTTTGGATTTTCAGATTTAGATATATTATGCCCTGCTTTAGTTGCTATTAAATCTTCTATTATTGCCTTTTTTTGTTCTCCGTCTAACTTAGGATTTAAAAGAATATTATCTATTACTGATTCAGCATTGGCTCTTGAAATAGTTTTTGTTTCCAGCCTAACCGGAACAATTGCCCCATTAGCAGATGGAATCATAGCATATAATCTTCCTCTTTCAGACATTGCATCCATACTTTCCCAAGTATTAGTTTCTCTATTCCAAAAAAGAACTGCTCCGCCACCTTCTCTTGTACTTGCTTTTCCTACTCCAATTGAAAAATCTTCTCCTATAACCCCTAAATCACTAAGAGGAAGTTTAGCAGATTCTCCCTTTATTTTTGTATTCATTACAAATCCACGGTTCTTATTCTCTACAAACATTTCAACATTTCCATCTTCATCTACGTAAGTATCCCAATTCATTCTTAGATCAAAATCTCCAGCTGCAAGTTTTTGTAAAGGTTTACTTACATTTCCATCTTTATCTATTGTGTGGATTGTAATAGGATCTTGTTGTAAAACTTTTCCTTCTTCTGGAACATATAAAGGATTTCCAGTTTTAGGATGTTTATATTCTCCTTTTCTAAGAACTACCTTAGAGCCTTTTGTGGCCACTAAAGGATCAACCCATTGTTCAAAATCAATAACTTGTTCTTCTAATATAACATCATCAGGATTTTCATTAACCATATATAAAGCATCTCCTTCTAAAGTTCCACTTAATAAAGGAGTTAAATCTCCTGGTTTTCTATTATGAAGGAATTTTTCCATTCCTCTTACATTCTTTGTTACAGGAACTCCTGTTTTCGGATCTATCTTAATAGGATACCAATAAATAGGAGTAACTTCTCCTGATTCTATTTTTTCTGCAAGATTTTTTATTTTATGTTTTGGAACTATCTTATACTTAGTCGCTGGTTTTTTTATAGGATTACCGTCTTCATCTAAGCCTCTTACATATAAAGATTCTTGATTAGTATATCGTAAAAGATTTGGAGTTGAAGCTGATCTGACATCTTTTGCTTCTAATGTTATTTGAAGGAATTGAGTATTTACACTACCTACTGCATCTTCTGATATATCATACTGAGGATTAGTAGTTCGTACTACTCCATCTTCTTGCATAGTGTCTTGAGGATCTGTAGGATTAGCAGGATCTACTTCTACTTCCTCGTCTTCTTCTAAGGTAGGATCATTTTTTAGATCTGAACTTTCTTGAGAATCTTGAAGAACTATAACAGTTTCAGTACTTATTCCCCCACCTTCATCTGTTTGACTTTCTTCTGCTTCTTTTTGTATATCTAATTGTTTTTGATCTCTTTCTTTCTGATTATCTTCCCATTCTTTTAATTCATCCAATCTTTGATTTACAAGAGATTTATCCTGTGCTTTTAGATCATCTGCATCTTCTAAAGGCTGTACTCCTGCTAAAAATTCTTCTGATGTTTCTGCTTCTTCTAAAACTTGTAAAAGTCTTTCATTAAAATCTTGTTTCATTTGCTCAGTAAGAGCAGCAAGAGTTTCATTTGGAGGACCAGGATCTTCTGTTGTAGGAGTTTCATCTGCTGGATCAAGAGATTCATATATAGCTTTCCCATCTTTATCATACCCTGTTAAAATTCTTCCTCCTTGTATAACCGGTGCTTCATCTTTTTCAGGAGGAGTTTCTTCTGGTTTTCCATCCCAAGAATCAACAAGTTTTTCAAGAGTAGTAATTTCAGCTGCCAATTCATCAGTCATTTCACTATCAGGAAGTTCATATAGATTTTCTAACCTATCTAAAGCTAATTTAATACCATCAGGAGCTTTGTTATAATCATATCCTTTTTTCTTTCCTCCTTTTTTCTTTCCTTTTTCCTCTAACTTTTCAGTTACATCAGGAGGAAGACCTAACTCTTCTCTTAATTTATTGGCCTGTTCCTTTATATTGGCTTGAATATCAGCATTAATTTTATTTGCTTCCTGTCTAAGGGCTTCTTGTCTTGCCCTTGTTTCAGCTTCTTTTAGTTTTAAACCTAAACGATCTAATATTTCAAGTCGTGCTGTTCTATCTGGATGATTAGATAGAGCTACACTTCTTCTAAATTGCTCAAAAGTATTTCTATCAAACTTTCCAGCTTGAATAGCTTTATGAAGTGTTTCTTCATATGCCTTTCTTCCCCTCCCAATTCTTTCTGTCTTTTGATCAAATTTCTTTCTTTGTCCTTTACTAAAATTATCTTTAAGTAATTCTCTATAACTTTTATTTCCTTTTAATCTTTGTTTGTTAATTTTATCAAAATTCTTATTTAGGATACTTTTTATTTTCATGGCTGTTCCTATAGTTTCATTCTCTATAGCCAATTCAACATCAGTTTTAGCATTATCCTCTGCAGATAATAAAGAGCGTTCTTCAGATATATCAGCATCTTGCTCCTGGATAGCTGCTTTTATTTCTTTTAAAGCTTTCTTTTGTTCATAATTGTATATTCTATTACTAATAGCAGTATTTCTTACTTGTCTATTTTTACCAACAATACCTGCCATATCATTCCAGGTTCCTTCCATCTCCTCTATAAACTCAACAGCTTCTTGTGCTCTTTTTTGTGCTCCTTCATCTAATCCTTTGGCTTCTCGCTGTTCTTCAGTCATATCAGCAAATCTCTTGTAAGAATTTACTAAATGACCTGTAGTCCCATCATTTAATGACATTACAGTTTGATCCCATAAACTTTGTTTAGCTAAGTTTTGTGCCTCTAATTTAAGTTTATCTACCTCTTCTTCAGATGCCCCTTCTGATATAGCTTTATTTATTTTTTCTTGAACTTCTGATTGAGCATCCATATGAGCTTGAAGAGCTGCTCCTTTCATAAAAGTAGTAGAAAGATTAGATTGATTAATGTTATCAAACATTTGATCTATCTCTTGTATACGCTGTTCTTGTTTTGCATATTGAGCCTCTTCTTTTGCAGCGGCCCCTGTCATTTGTTTTATAGCTTTAGTACCAGCATATTGACCAAATCCTCCTACAGCTCCTAATACTCCTGCTTCCCAAAAATGAGGATCTTTGACATGCCTTCCCATCGTTCTTTTATTGGTAAGAGCTTCAAAAATATTATCATCATTTACACCTGTAATAGCTTTACTTCCTGATGCTCCTGCAATAAAGTTTATTTGTTCTTCTGCAAATTCTTGTCCAGTTTCAAGACCTGCTACTTTAAGCCCTTCTTTAGACCAAAAATTTGTATAAGGTTTTATTTTTTCTCTGGATGCAAGTACAGAATTTCTACCTGCCCTGGTAAACATACTTGCACTTACAAGATTCAAGGCTATATTGGCCCTGTTTATATTAACTACATCAGATGCATCTGCAGCCGCTTTGGCTTTAGCTTCTGATTCAGATGCCCCTAAAGATTTATATAATAGTATATTATCTCTATAAACAGTTCCTGCCTCCATTATTGCTTCTGACTGATTCAGACCTATAGCAGTTCCTAATGTTCCGGCTCCTTTCATCAATTGAGCACCCCATTTTCCCATATTAGCTGCCAATGCAGCACTTCCTGCTCCAAAAGTAGCTCCTACAACAAAACCTTGTCCAACAAATGCCCCTATAGAGCCAACTAAAGAAGATCCATTCTCAAACCACCAAGCAGGATCACCTGCATCAAAAGATTCTCCTGGTCTTTCTCTATAAATGCTAAACTCTTCATTCATAGCTTCCTTTGCCTTATTCATAGCAGATGATATAGGATTACCTACCTCATCATCCTGGTTGTAATAGTCTTCAAAATCAAGCATAGAAGCCATTCCTCCTACAAAATCAAATACAGCCGTACCTACAGTTCTAACAACTGCATTTCCTGCTTGGTCCCAATGAGATTGCCCAACAGCTCTTCTTCTGTTTAGTTCATCCATTCCAACTGAACCATGAATATTATCCATGTATTTTGAATAGTCGTCTACATCTATATTATAGTTTGCGTGAGATGTAAATTTACTTTCTAACTCTTCTCCTTCGAGAGTTCTTGTGCCATTTTGGACTGAAATCCAATCATTTTTGGTAAAAGGAAATCCGGTAAGAGGATCTATCATAGGAGAAATCCAATAAGGATCGTCTTCTAAACGATCTATATTCGCATCTCCATCTGTAACAGCTTGATTGTCGTTAGCGTTTTGAGTGTAAAAATCTGGTTCCGTTCTGTTCCATTCTTCTACTGATTCCTGTTCTTCTTTTCTTAACTTCTCCAGATCATCATCACTATACTCTACACCAGTATCAGGATCTATAGCATTATCGTATAATCCTTTTGTTTGTTGAAATACTTTACTGGCTCTATCATGGTGTGGCATATTCTATATTTTATCTATGGATTTGTTTGAGTATATTGACGAGTTTCTGTTGAAAAATCATCTCCCTTTACGCTTAAAGATATTAATATTTCTCCGGCTCTTGCCATATCACTTGTTTGACGTACACCTCTAAATAATTTATCTGCATCTGCATACTGCTGTTGAACATTTTTTAAATATTCTTTAGCTTTAGACATATCACTAAATTCTTTTTTAAAGTTATTTTTCTTAAATTCTTTTTGAGCCATTTTTAATTGCCACATTCCCAAAATTGCATTAGATAGAGAGGGATCGGACATTATCACTTTATTCTTAAGAGCTCCTCTAACATCATCTACAGTAAGATCTTCTAATGCTTTTTCAAAATCATCGTACATTTCAGTTCCTTCATATTGCTCTTTCATCGTAGCTGTCATATTATCATACATACTATATAGAGGATTTCCTTGAATCTCATTAAAAGCAAATTGAGGATTAACATTAGTTCCTGTTTTTGTGAATTGTATTTGGTGATTTGCTGGAGCTAATTTTGCAGCTATAGAATGAGGATTTGTTTTATTTTTTGCACCAAATGGATCATTAAGATTAACAAAATGAAATTGAAATGCTGATGTATTGGTTGTATTGGTTCCTGCATTCATGTTATTAGCCGCTACTTCAAACTGACGATCTATATCTTTACTTTGTACTAATAGACTTGCTGCATAATCACGGGCTCCCATACTTGATGCATCATCTTTAATGTAATATTGTTTTTGTTTTTGAACGCCTGGAGTTTTTGGATCTATATCTACATCAGCCCCTGTATCATCTTTTGCAAATTCAGAATCTGTTATAAAAGAATGTAAACCATCATATAAGGATTGATTGGAACTTCGTTTACTATAAATAGTATATTGTTGATTTTCTTTTGTTCCTTTTTCTTCACCATTACTCTTAAATGTTTTCACAGTTGCATTTACTTGAATTGGAAGAACTTGTTCTCCAGAAATTCCTATATCATCTAAAGCAATTCCTGTTATATCTGTTACATCAATACTTAATTTCTCCATTTCTTCTGGAGTTAATTCTTTTCCAGTTGCATCTGTAACAACGAAAGAGGCTAAAGAATTATTAACATGATCTACTGCATCTTGATATTTCTGTATATGTTGATTATACTTACGTAAATCTGCTGATTTTCCTAAATCAGCGGGGCGTTTAACTTCAAAATACATATTAGCAGCTGAACCAGAAGTAGTTTCATTATTTAATAAATAATCATCCATCTGATCGGTAACAGTTTTCAAATTCTTTTCTATGCCCATTCTTAATATATCATTCATATCTCCTCCAGTTTCAGTTAAACGAGATAAAAACATATCTTGCATCATAGTTATTGTTTTAGGATCTCCTCCAGCAGCAATTGCCGCATCTCTAAGGGCATTTTTTTGTTCTTGTGTAGAAGAACTATTTAAAAACCCTAACTCTGTATTTCCTATTCCATTTTTAGTCAATCTTTCAAAAACTTCTGGTTCTAAGAAAGCTCCTGAATTTTTATACAGTTTAAGATGAGTTTCATAAGTCTTTAATTGTTTTTCTCTTTCTTTACCAGTTAATTTTCTTCCTCCATTATGTAATATAAACTGTTCTGAATCAGGGTGTCTTTCTGCATAAACTTGATTAAGAGAAGTATAAGCACTTATATCAGTTTGACTTTTATTTGAGGCATCATCATATAAAAGAGTTTTAGTATCTTTTAAGAATGTATCAAATTCGTCTTGTGTAAATGTTTTTCCTGTTTGAGCTTCTATAGAATCTTTATACATATTATACATAGATTCAGCATTTTGTTGTTGCATTACTGATTCTGGATTATTTGGATCAACAGCCATATTTTTATCATCAACTACAGCTATTAAATTGTGATCTTCGTTATAGGGATTTCCTCCTTTAAACATATCAAATAATCCTACATAATCAGCTTGAAATTCATCATATGATTTCATTGTAGTTTCACCATTCTTATCTATGAAAGCATATTTTTTACCTGCAAAAGGTTTTATCTCATGTGTATGAGGATCTATAAGTCCTTTTTCTTTAGCTGTTTTATAACCTCTAACTGCATCAGCAAATTCTGGATGAGTTTTTTCTAAATTAGTTAAGAACTGACTTTCTATACCTTTTATATTAGAATACTCTGCCTCAGCTAAAGCATATGAAATCAATCTCTTCTCTTGTTCGTCAGTATTAAGTGTAGATGTCCCGTTAAGAATCTCATTTTTAACTGTTTCTAATTCCATTAATTTGGTATGGGCAGTTCCTTGAGCTTGAATAACCTGTTCTTTAGATGTAAATACTTGATCTTTTGATTTTATACCTGTTTTCTCATTTACTCTATGTACAGTTGGAGCTACTACCGGATCAATTATAACATTAGGATGAGTTGTTTTTCCTGATTTTTTTCCTTGAAGATTTGAATGCATACTAACTGTTTCATCTTTAAATGCTAATAAAGGACTTACTGGAGCTATTCGGGTATCTATATACTGTTCTTTATCATAAATAGTTCCATTATGCTTCGCTCTCTGTGCATCTACTGATGCATCTAATTTTACAGCTAAATCATCATCACTAATACCAAGATTATTAGCTTTTATTTTTTCTGATTCAGATGCTCTGAAAGCTATTTCTGCTCCTTTATCTTTTGCAGTAAAGAACTTATTATACTTATCAGATGCCATTACATATTTTTGTGCAATATCTTCTAATTCTTTTTCTGTTACCTCTTTCTTAGTTAATTTATGATAATAAGGAAATTTATCTTTAAATAAATATGTTTTAGTGCCATCAGCAGCAACTTTTGCTTCTACCATCTTATCTGCTTTCATACCAGTTAAGAAACCTTTAACATCTTCAGTAAATTTAGGAGTGCTTATTGCTTTTGTATCTGACCATTTATTATAAGATTTAAAATCTGCATTAGTTCCTGTTCGAGTTCCTATTCCTCCTTTATTTCTTTCTTGTAATTCTTTTTGTTGTTGTCTGTAAACATCTTCATCCATATCGCCTTGAAGTGCTTCTAAAGCTGATTGATTTTTTTCATAAGCAGCTGTCCATCCTGCAATAGAATTTAATTCATCATCATTTTTTGCCTGATTACCTAATATTTGAATCTTTCTATATTTTTCTCCTGTACTAAGATCTCCTTGTGCATTTATTGCATCTATTTGACTATTATAATGCTTACTTCTTTCTGCGAGTATAGCTGCATCATGATCATTAGAAGCCAATGTTCCAGATAAACTATCTTGTAACTTTGTTTGTTTATTAGCTAATTTATCTAATTGTTGATTCTTCCATTTCTTATCCTGCAGCAGTTGTGCATAAGGAATAGGATTTGCCCTTGGCATCATTAATGCTCCCGGTGCTAAAAATTGATATTTCGGTTGATACGGCATATATTATAAATTTTATTAACCCATTCCCATTCCTGTTCCCATCAAAGCTGATCCAGCATCACTTAAAAAGTTTCCTACTCCAGCATAACCAGAACGAGTTTGCATATCTCGTAGATCTTGTTCTCCTTTATTTAATTCTGCAAGATATTGATCATAATCTCTTTGTTGTTGTCCAAACTGATTATAAGCAGCTGATTGTTGTCCCCACATTCCTGCTTGTTGTCCTGCAATTGCTGCATCTGTTTTACCAAGATCTGCAACTCCTGCTGCTTGTTTCAGTTTAACATTTTGATCGTACTCAGCTTTTTGAGATTCCAGTTTGTTTAAATTAGCAACTTGTTGTCCACCAAAATTTTGAGCATTAGCCATCATTTCGGCTCTACTTCCGGCTCCTCCTCGTAACATATCCATTTGAGTTGCTGATACACTTTTAACATCTGCTCTTTGTTGAGATATATCTAAATCTTTTAAACCTTTAAATATTTGTCTTGCATATTCAGAGTCTTGGTCCCAATTAGCTGTCATATCTTCAATACTCTTTCCTTGTTTTGCAAGAGCATCTAATACTTGTTGTTTTTGTCCATGTGGTAAAGATTCCCATTCATGCGGATCTTTAGCTCCCTGAACAAAATCATATATAGTAGTTGGGATAGAAGACATTGCTCCTACACCTGCCCCTACTGCTGATAGATTACTCATACCTCCTGAGTCAAATTGTCTAATAGAGCCGCCAAAAGCAGCCATACTTGTATGATCTGGTCTTAAAGAAGGATACTCTGAATAGACATTAGATGCTATTTGATCAGGATTATTTGAATGTCCTCTAAGTTTAAGAGCTGATTCTCCCCTTGCCAAAGTATTAATAGGATATGTTCCATGAGGACCTGCAAATTTACTAACACCAGGATACTTACCTGCATTAGACATTCCAGGTTGTTTTCTTATGGAAGAAAGATTATCTGTTCCAGTTTCATGTTGAGGTAAAAATCCTCCCATTTTCATCATTTGAGAAAGACCTAATACATCATCATTATTAGCCTCTGCAGAGCCAGATTCAAGATGTTCTGTTTCACTTGGAGCAAGTTTACCTCCGTGTGCATACACAGTAGAAGGATAAAGTTTGCCTCCTTTAGCATATCCAAAGCCAGTTCCACCGCCTCCTGTACCACTACCCCAATCCCAAGTAGAGCCAGAAGTATTAATATCTATAACTTCATTTCCAAAACTTGTATTATCTGTAACAGCTGGTTGCATTTGATTTGGATCCATTTCATATTGTTCGGGATTCAAAGACTCTGTATGTTTTGCTGCATCCTCAAATCCATATTTACTATCTTTCTTCTTTTTCTTTTTGTCTTCCTCTGGTTTTTGGAATCTTGCATGTTGATCTCCTTCTGCATAGAAACCTAACATAGGATTTACATAACCTGAACCTTGATATCCTCCATAAGGAAATGTAGGTATAGGGCCTCCATTCTGCATTGGAGGAGCCCCCATTGCCATAGGGGCAAGTTTCATAGCCATGGCCATTTTATCTTCTTTAGAAGAACCGCCTCCTCCACCGGAGTTACCGGAAGTTGGTTTATTTTTATCCTCATCTTCTTTCTCTTGATAAAAATCTATAAGAGGATTTGTATAACCACCTGGACCAAACGAAGGAATAAATCCTCCATTTGCTAATTTGAAATCTCTTCGTAATGTAGCCCCAGGATTAAAATCTCTTCTATACCAAGGCATTTTACTTTTTTCTGCTCGTATATCATCGGCCATTTCATTAGAATTTTGTAGCTTTTTTGCATGGGCCTCTTCTGCTTCATCTCTTTTTCTTTGTTTCTTTGCCATTCTTTTTTCTTTAGCCGTTAATTCTTTTTCTACTTTAGGAAGAACTAATTCTCTTGGTTCTGCTGGGTTGTCTATAACGACAGGTTGAAGTTCCTGTAGTTCTACTCTTTCCATTGATTGTTTGTATTTAGGATTCATTTTCATTCCTCCTGCATATCTATATTTTTTACTTTGTTTTGTAAAGTTAATATTCCCATCATCATCTTTTTTAGCTTTAGTTCCTAAAAGTTCATTTGATTCTGGATCATAGTACATTTTAGATGTAACATATGTATGTCCTCCTCCTGAAGGATTTTTTCTATTTCCACCAGACAATTCGTAATAAGATCCAAACTCATCTTTACCAGTACCAGTTATTATATCAGTATGAGATTCATATCTTTTTCCTGCTCTTTTGCTTAATTTTTCAAAGTCTTCTCCTTGAGCACTTCCTCTTCCTCTAAATAGAATATCTCCTACATCAAAGCTGGTATGTTGAGTTGCTTCATTAGAATCTTCATATGAAAAAGGAGTAGCTCTATACATATTATACTTATAATCATCATTTTTATTTGTTTTAAAAGCATCTCCTATATAAGTAGAATGACGAAAAGAAGGTCTAAATCCTAAAGCATTCATTTCCTCTTTAGTTTTTCCTCCAAACAAACCATCACTAACTAAATTACTTACAGTAACAGCACTCCAAGCCGCCTCTTTTCCATAAGGATATCCAGAAACTCCTTTATTATAAGGACTCCAGAAACTTTGTACTGTATCAGTAACCGCTTCATTATATTGCCCATAATGCTTTCCAGTTTCGGGATCTGTAAATTCTTCCTGCATATCTGCAGAATACTCACTTAATCCTTCTTGATCATAATAAACCTTTTCTACTTCTTTCTTTTTTATATCCTCTCCTGGTTCTACAACAGTTTCTTCAGTAGTTAAAATTTCTTCAGTAGGAGTGTCTACTTCTGTAGATTCTTGCTCTAATTCTTCTGTAGGAGGGATATGCATACTTGGATGTTGATCTGCTTGGGCATACATATCTACCATTGGATTTTGATATCCACCTCCTTGTCCTCCCTGTGCTTGATACGGGACATACCCCATTCCTGCGGCATGTTGTGGGATCATTCCACCATAAGGCATCATCATTCTTGCTGCTTTTCGTTTAAGATATCCTACACCAGCTTCCTTCATTAGAGCCTCTGCTTCAGTTCCGGTTATATTTGCCTCTTTAAGATATTTTTTCAAAGCCCAAAAATTCATATCTCCTTGTCCTCCTTTTTCTGGTTCTCCATGAGATCTTTTTGAAACATCAATATTAAAATCTTTAACTATTTGATTTCCAAACTCTGGATCTTCTTTTAACTGGTCTTGCAAATATTTTGAAGCTTTTTTATAAGCAACTGTATCTAATATTCCAGGGTTCTCTGAAACCATTTTTGCAATTTCAGGATTCATTCTTCCCATAGCATCTTTTTCAAATACAGTTTCTTTTTCTCCTTCAATAGAACCAAGAACCTTATTTGCCAATCCTTTTACTTCTTGTATATCTTTTTGATGGATATTAGGATTGTGTTTAGGAATATCTCCTCCAGAGTGGAACATAGGAGCACTTATGCCTCCTACAGGTATTCCGCCTCCAAATGAAGGAAAAGAAGGAAGGGACCACCTGCCATTTTCTGATCTTCTATTTTCTCGATCAGCTCGTCTTTCTTCTCTTCTGTCCTGGCGTTCTTCTTTTTTTAAATGTCTTTTTAACTTTCTCTCTCCTTTTCTAAGAGCTCTTTTTTCTTTCTTAGTAAGATCATCTGATTCCTCATCTTTTGGGATGTACATATTTCCCCAATTTATGCGAGGCCTATATCCTCCTCCTTGTCTATGTCCTGATTCTTGGCGTTCTAACCTTTTGTCTTGTATTTGTCCCACGGTCATTCCTGCTTCACTTGCCGAACCTCCTGGGCCGCCAGGAGTAGATAGTTCTAAACCAGGATACTGAGGATCAGGAACAATTATTGTTCCGGGTGGTGGTGGATTTGTTATAGGATTAGGAGCATTGTAGGGTAAACCTTGTGCATTAAGAGGTTGTCCAGCTCCTCCTGTAGGAGATGGTGCTGCAATTGGTCCTCCTGGACCTCCTCCGCCTCCTAAATCAACTCCTCCTTCATGTTGGGGTATCATACCTCCATAAGGAAAAGAAATTCCTGCATTCAATCTTAACTGATTTTTTAATCTGTTCCCTGCCTCATCTGTTCTTTGTTGATTTTGTATTTTATAAGATCCTCCTAAATATGCCTTATAATTAGGATCTCCTTTACCAATAACTTTGTTAAAAGTAAAAGTACTTCCATCATTCTTTTTAGTACTAAATCCAAGGTTTAAATCTCCTGAACTTAATTTTCTTACATAATCTATATTTATAGAAGGATCAATTCCTGGTTCAGTTTTAGGAGTTCCAGATATATTTATTCTATTTTTATCAGAAGACTTAGGAGTTTTTAAATACTTAGGGGCATCAGGATCTGGATCAGGAGGTATAACAGTTCCTGTTCCATGTTGAGGAATAAAACCTCCATAAGCTAATTGGCTTTTCTTTTTATCAAAATCATCTCCTTCAAATCCTTTTCCTACTTTATTCATGTGTATTTGGGACATCTTACCTCTTACAGTATTGGTATTACCTTGAATATCAACATAAGTTCTATTTTTAAAATCAGGTAAATACCCTCCAAAAGCACTCATTGGAAGAGCTTGATCTGGAGGAGCAGGTGCCATTGCCATAGGTCCTTCGCCTGGAGCAGCTACCATTCCTTGTTCTTGAGCAATAGCTTGATCCAATGCCATCTGTTTTGTAGCAGGTTCAGTATCTATACCTTTTTCCTTTTTCATTTGCTCCTGCATTGTAAACAACTGATCTAATTCTGTATGATATTTATCAGACATTATTTGAGCTGTTTTTCTTCCAATAGGTTCAGAAGCATTATTATTTAAAGTTTCTTCATACTTACCTATTTTCTTTAAGAGTTTTTCAGATTCTTCTGCAAAATTCTTACCTGTATCAGGATTTTTAAGTCTTTTTGAAAATACTCTTCCATCTGAAGAAGAGGAAGTAGACATTTTAACACCTGAATTGGGATCTCTGGAATCTGGACCATGATCTGGACCTTCTATTTTAGCTCCTTCTTCAGAGAGATAATTAATATTGCCCCCAGGGCCATGCTGCATCATTCCTCTGCTCTGAACTACTTCTCCTCCTTCTACTTCAAATTCAGCTTTATCTATATCTCCTCCCTGTGCATATTGTCTTTTATGTCCTCCACATTTCTTACAACAAGAACCTCCCATTTTAAAAGTAGGGATCCTTCCTCCGTAAGCCATTGCTCCTCCTACAGCTTCTTCTCTATCACATTCACATAAATTAAATTTAGATTGTGCTTCTAAAGATGTCATTTCTGGTCCTGCTGCTTCAACTGGAACTTCTTCTCCAGTTTCAGGATCTGTTTGAAATTTACTTCCAATTGCTCCTCCTGCTTTTGCCCCTAAAGCGGCACCAGCCGGTCCTGCTACAAGAAAACCTCCAACACCACCTACCACAGTACCTATTGTTGATGCATTTCTTCCTAACCATTCTCCAAATCCGTGTTGAGGAATTCTTCCTCCATAGGCAAAAGCCATTTCTTTTTTGTATACATCGTATTCTTTTGGATATTTAGATGCTAATAAATTATCATTTATCATTCCTCCCTGTGCAAAAGTAGAAGTACCTGGCTGCATAGGATCATATAACATCTGCTGTCTTTGATAATTCTCTTCAAGACCAGCTTGTTGTCCTGGTAAGGAAGCATCCATACCTCCTTGCATAGGTTGATTCAATTGATCTCCAAATGCTTTCTGTGATAGTGTTTTCATATCATTGGGGTTAATTTGTAAAGATACAGCTTTTATATGTTTTATTAATTGGCATAGTTATCTTGGTGAAAATCTATAAAATGTTTTTAAGTAATGTAATAAAAATCTTCTGTTATTTGTATTATCTAATTTTAGATTAATTGTCATAGTTTTATCTCTAAGACGAGGCTTAAAAGTAGCTAATGGATTTAAATTAGCAGGATCAAAGATATCTACATTCGGTCCAACCAATTGACTAACTGCATTTCTTGCTACATCTAATTGCCATTCTCTTTCAACTCTTTTTACTATATCTCCTGGCAAACTAAGAGCTATCCAATCGGTATTTTGAAAATCTGTATAAAATCTAACAGTATCAAATGTTTCTTCAGTTATATTTCTTGGAGGATTTGCATCATGGGACCATACCTCAGAATGATAACTAACATTATCAAAAACTTTTGTAACTCCTTTAGAGTCGTTTATTGCTAACTCTATCGAGGAGTCAAATAAATTTTCATAGAATTTACAATATTCACCAGAGTTATGCTTATATATCTGATCCCTATCCAGAGGTTTAGGAGAAAGTACATGAGTACCATCATTAATATATATAGGAGGGGTATGAGAATAAAAACCAGTATAGATATCATACGCTTCATTGTATACAACTGTAACTTTATTACTATTATACGAATATAAGAAAGGAATTCTATATTCTACTGCACCTGGATTTGCAAGAATAACTGTTATTACTAAATAGGCAAATATTCCTTCTGCTGTCATATTTTGAGTGCCGTTAGGGAGTAAAGCTACATTTAAATCTATTCCTGCTCCAGGAGCCCAATTAGTATAGGGCCAGGGCATACCTGATATCTGCATATAAAAATAACTTCCAGAAGCACCTATATCTTCAACAATAAATTGAAATGGAGATCCAAAAATCTCTGCTTGAAGAATAGATCCTATTTTTACATTTGATTCGTCTAAACAAGTATCGGAAACTCTAATGGCAAACCATTTAAATCCAGGTTGAAATTCAAATATATCAAATACCGCATCTTCACATACAGCATTTAAAGAAAAATTATTTAATGTAATCCATACTTCATTAAATTTCCTATCCCACGTAGATGTAATGCCTTGATTCATAATAGGATTATCATTTGTTAAGATAGCTCCTTGAATCTTATCTGTAAACCAAGGGGCCATTCCTCCTGCTAAACTAACCGGAAGCAAAGATTGCCCTTTAATTGCATACATCTGTTTTGAATAAATATCTATAAAAAATAGATTATCATTAGAAGCAACTGGCATCCATTGATGAAAACAGCCTATCTCTGTAGAGATATAATTAAAATCATGGAGAATATTTCCATATCCCATTTGAATTTGTCCTGCTGCAAGAGTACTTACAGCTGCACTTGGATTAATTAATAAAAATCCACATCCATGATCTTGAAAAAAGAAATTTTGACCAGAATAAGATATTAATTTATTTATAGGACCTAAACTTCCTTCTACATCTAAATAAGTACCTATATCCCATTGTCGCCATTGATCTACTAATTCTCCGTTTATTTTTGCATTAGAAGCTCTAACTCTGTTATCAAATTCTTCTATCAAAGGAACACCTACAGGTCTACCTAAAAAGAAAACATAATCTTGCTCTCTGTCATATAAATATTCTAATTCATAAGTATCAAATAAATAGGCAGCATCTGTAGCAGGTGGATATGTTCCTGCTGGTTCTGCTTTATTTAAAAGATGTCTTCCTGTTCTTAAATTGGTATTTAAAGTTGATAAAAGAGGAAAAACCATTCCATCTCTTGCTGCATCTGCATTAGCAGCTACAGGTTCTCCTCCATCTACTCTTGTCCAATCATATTCTAAATGATAGATATCACCTCCAAATACTTCAAATTCAGTAGTAGGTTGCGTAGGATCAATAATAGAAATATATCCTGCTGTTTTTATATAAAGATTATTAGATCTATTTTGTTGCGTATTGCCTCCATATTGTTCTTCTACATGTCGTTCATATGTAACTAATAAAGGTTCTCCATAAAATCCTCCCGCTCCAAAAATAATACTCATATCATCACAATCTAAAGTCATAAACACACATTGACATCCATCAAGTTGTTCTTCAGGAGTTCCAGATGTATAAGAAATTTGAGGAATAGTAGCATTTCTAAACTTAGTAGGACCACTCATAGTAGGAATATTAGAAATTTGTTCTCCTGCATCTACTTCTCTTGCAAAAGTTATTTCTATTGTTTTTCTACTATTACATCTCATAAAATCTCCAGTACTATCTTGTTCATCTCCATAATTAGCATTTACATTTGCTAAAAACTTACCATAATTCATGGTATCAAATGCATAAACTCTTAGATTATCAGGACCAACAGGAAAAGCAGGATCTGGATAAAAGAAAGGAGGGGATTGGGGATCAGGCGAATATCTATATAACCAATTTAGGTCATTAGCATATTCAATACGAAGTCTATCTCCTATAGTAAATCCAATATCTTCTTTAAATTGAAATTCAGGACTATAAACAACTAAAGATTTTTTTACTCTTTTAATAGGATCTATTGTATCAACTTCATAACCTATTCCTCTTCCTGTTGCAGGGGGTGATCCAAAAGGATCCCATTCCCATATATCTCCTGGCTGATTATCAGCTGGATTATTAAAAACACTTCCTTTTTTTGGCAAAAGATAAAGTTCTTCATCATACGGTGATGCAGGATTAGCGAGAGTATCTGCAACTCCTTGTGTTACTTTAGTTTTGTCTGCTGATTCTCTTTTTACTCTTACTATTTCATAACCACTAATTCCATCTATAATATCAGGAGGAATAGTAACTGTAAATTTTAAACCTAAATTATTTAACGCATAACAAGATTGATTTTGAAGAGGAGTTCCTTCGGCAGTACTATTATTATTTCTTGGGGTTAGCATATCAAAATTTAAACTTTCATACCCAGGACTTGGATTTTGAACTTTAGTTTCATTTGGTGCTGGAAACATTGGGGCTCCTCCTCCCGGATTCCACCATGCCATATTTGCTCTTATTTCCCATCTTTCAGGAAATTTAATATCTCCTATCCAATTAACAAATCCTGGATTACCAGATTTATCATATAAAACAATTCCAAAACGATATATTTCTCCCGTCATATATCCTCGTATAGTATTATTTTGATAAGGATTTTGAGTATTACGAGGGGCATCTGTAGAATTATAAATTTCTCCATTTGTATTAAAGTCGTAACTTATTGTAGGTTTATTAGAAGATAATATAGGAGCTGAAGTAGTATAATTATTTGCACGATAACTTTCAAAAGGAGGATTCTCCCAATCTAATAAAGTAAATTCATATTTTATATAAGGGCCTTCTCCTCCTAAAGTAATCCCATCAGATTGAAATTTAAAAGGAAGAAATTTACTTAACCAATCCGGTTCGTTATAGTCATTTACAGCATCTCGTATTTGTATTCCAACATCCAATGCTTCTGGATCGGGATATCCCCAATCTGGTTCATTTTGATCTAAGCCAGGTACATAAGATCTTATATCTATACCAGCAGATGGTAAAGGAGCAGGGCCTAACGGTGCTGTTGGATTAAGTAGATCCCAACTGTTTCCAGTATTAAAAGGAACATTTGCTGCAGCCGATCCTTTATAATCTACAGCTACATTTGTATTTCCAAATCTATATGCTCTTGAATGAAATTTTAACTTTTCATTTTGAGCTGCTTTTAAATTTCCTACTAAGAGTCTATTATCTTGATAAGAAATTGTTTTTGCTCTTTCAAAAGGAATCCCAAATGATTTATACTCTGATTCTGATACAATTATTTGAGTTTCTGCTCCTGTATGAGTTACAATAAGAGTCCCTGTTGTAGGCATTCCAATTTTTTCAAATATATAGATTTCAGGAGTAGCTGCTAATGCCCCATAATATAAATATGCTATTTCTACAGTATCATAAGTAGAATCTAAATTATCTATGGTTAAAAGAACAGATTTTGCTGTAGGTGTTCCTGGTGGAGTTCCATTATATTCCCCATTCATATCCCATTCTATTCCAGATTCAGCTGTAAGTACAACATTTATAAGATTACTTGCTGGAGAAAATTTTGTTATAGCTCCTGTGGTACTTTTTAATCTGTAAGCATATTGATAAATTCCTGCCTTTAACTGTCCTCCTGCTGTTATTCTTTTTAAAACTGGTTTAGAAAAATCAGCTCCTGGTTCTAAATCTAAAAAATTTGGATCTACTCCCATACTGGTTCCCTGATTTGCTATATTCAGAGAACGAACTCTATTAAAATTATCAGTCCAATATACCCTTTGTATATCTGAATTTTCATATCGAGAAACAGCCTCTATTGGATGCCATTTACTAAAACTCAAATTATCACAAACATATCTTATTTCTGGAGTATAGGTATCTAATGCTTTATCATAAGTAACAAACCATATTTGTCCTGGTCCTCCATCTTGTGTTGCATCATTTGTAGTAAATAAAACAAGTGAATCTCTTAATTCTGTCCAACCTATAACTTCTAACTCGCATTGAATACTTGCAAGTTCAGTTCCTACTGTCCAGGGAGATTGTCCTGGTATATTTGCACCTATTATATTAATTGTATCAGAAAAAACTGCAATACTTTTAGGAGAAGTTCTAACTATTTTTACTCCTAATACATCTGTAGGACTTCCTGGACCAGATTGATCTATTATCAAATTAAATAACTCTGTATATCCTCCAGATAATAATGTAAAGGATATATTAACAACTCCTATTGTAGTAGTTATAACTAAATCATCTGTTGTGCCTGGAGGTGGTTCTCCTATATTTGGAATTGGCTTAACTACCCAACAGCTCGGAGAACAAGGAATTTCAAACTCTAAAGAATTTCCTAAAACATTGACCAAAGCTCCTCCAGACTTTTCTCCATCATCACTTAATCTAAAATTTTGAGCATCTCTATAATTAGTGGGAGGAACTCTATCTTTAGTCAAGCTTTTATTCATTCCTTTCTCAAAGGAATTTGTCTGCATTCTTCTTGGCATAATTACTATTTAAGTCTTTTTATTTCCCTTATATTCATTCCTGAAAAGAAAGTATCATATTGATTTATATTTGGTTTTAATCTAACCCAAGAATTTTTAATATTTTCTACTTTATCTATATTAGGCATCATAGCTGCACTTGCAGCTGCTTTCACATAAAACATCCAATCTTGCTTTGAATCAGTGTAAATAGCTGCCGGAATATTTCCTTTTCTCCATTGTTGTCTATCAATCATCATTTGAGCATAAGATTTTAAGGCTTTATCATAATAAACATTATCCGGTATCATAGGATATCCACAATCATCTATCTGAATAGCTTTGAAATCCATGACTATAGTTCCTGTTTCAAAAGAAGTATAAATACAATTATTTTGTATGTAATATCTTTCATTAGTAGGAAAAACTCCATTAACTTCTAAAGGAAAATTATCTTTGTCTACAGGAACATCATTAAGAAAATTAGTGCCGCCCAACTGACTTGTAGGTCCAGGCCCCATAGTAGATGTTGATAACAACAAAGGCTCTCCTTTATAAGAAATTTGTGTTAAATGATGGAAAGTAGAAGGCAGTTGCTTTGTATGATTGGTAACTTCCATTTGTGCTATCTCATCTATATACTGAGTTCCAGCTCCTATTAATTGCAAAGCCTCGGCACACCATTCAATAATGTCCCATACCTCTAAATCTTCGGGAGAATCATAATCTCTATAGATTCCATCAATGATTTCTTTTATACTCTTATATTTATAAACCATAATTATTCATAATAATCAACAGTTCTGTTTTTATCTTTTAATATAGAAGATAGTCTTCTTTTATTATCTCTGGCTGCTGTAAAGCTATATAAAGATTTATTGATAAAAGTTGCTGTTTTTTTTTTCCAAAAAAATCTAAAATTAAAGTAATTTGTATGCTCATTCATATGGTACACACGCTTTCCTATTTCTTTAGTTTTCTTCCAATCTACTTTCATTGTTTTTGGATCAAACCATGTTTTTGTCTTTTTTATTCTTAAACTTCCTAATCTATAAGGCATTTCAAATTCAAAAGAATCGTCAAGGATCTTATCCATAACTTTTTTGTTAAATGATTTTATAATACCTGCATAAACAGAATATTCTATAGTTCCAGAGTAAGAGTCCTTATAAAGTTTATAAGCATCTCTCATTGTTTTTGTATTATAGAATTTATTTGCCATTATTTCATATCTACTTTAGCTCCTGAATTTGCATTATTAGCATCATCGCCTGGGGCCTCTAAAACCATTCCAAGTCTTTTTACAAGTATATCTGTTACCTTTCCAGACATTTCCAACGTAATTGGATATGGACTATCCCAAGTCCAACATTCTTCTGGCTCACAGGATTGACAATCAGCTATAGAACTTGGATCTTCTAAAAGAGCAGATATTTGTAAATTTTCTGCATGACCTAAAATATAAAGATATTCTCCTTTGATATACCATCTTGGATCATGTTTAGTGTATTTACTATACTTATGCCATTTTTGTCTATAAAATGTAGTTTCACTATAACTTGTTTCTTGATCTATAGACATCACAGCTATAACTCCGTTTTTATGTCCTCTCTGAATAGTAGAAGGAATTCTACATTTGCTTTTAACAACAGTACATCCACAGCTGGGATAACAATTAGGATCTATAGAAGCGTCTACTTCTTCAAATTCCATTATCCAATGCTGTATCCAATTATCATTCATTTTTCCTCTTTTAGAGAACTCCTGTCTGATAAGTTGGGCTCTTGTTTGGCTTATCCAATAAGCCACCTGTCGATCTGTTGGTAAAGCATCATCCGGTTGTACGCCTCCGTATCCAAGATTCTTCAGATCAAAAACCATTTTATTTAAAGTAACTTCTGCCATTTTTTCAATTTATAATAAAAAAGGAGGATTTGCTACCTGCTTATCCTCCCCCTTAACAAAATATTATTTATTCTATACAATATAGAATACTTATTCTCCGTTTTCCAAAAGTCGATAAGCTTGACCTACAATCAGAGGCATATATAATCCTCCTATAAGCTTTTTAAGAAGAGCAATGTCTTCTACTTTGATAGATACAGGAGAACCATTTGCTTTTGAAATAGATTCTGCAAGTATATATCTTTCTGCTTTTTCTTCTCCAGATATTTTTTCATCTGCTGAAGCTGGTGTAAGCAAAGCTGTAACTGCAACTGTTTTTAGATCCAGGGCTTTGTCTTGGGTTAAAACTTTTTCTCCATCTAAAGTTTTAAATCCTTTGTTAAAATTTATTCTCATTATCTCTTTTTTTAATTAATAATTAATTTCTTTTTTTATATCGACCAAGTTCATCTCGATCATCCTCTTTATTCATATTTTCCAAACATCTTGTTAATTTATGAATATCATCTTTAATATCATTACACATTATATCTAATTTTTCTCCTAATTGCAAGAATTTTAAGTTATTAACATGTTGAAGATTATCTAAACCATGATCAAATTTCTGTTCTACCAGTTCTATTTTACCTTTAAGCTTTCCTTGAGTGTCTTTACTCTCTCTTATATCAGCCCAAAGTTGTTTTAATATAAAGCCCACTACAGCTAAAAGAATTCCTATTGCGTATGTTAATAAGTCGTTTAATTCCATGATTACTATTTATATTTTTATACTTGTGCCGTATAGCTTACTAAAGCATATCCAGCACTTAATTTTGCAAATACTAAAACATCTCTTTCTCCCCCTGCCATACCAGTAGTAATAACGGGAGATCCACCGCTAAATCTAAATTCTGCAACAAAATTCAATACTGCAACACCTGTATTAGCTACTTCCATTACATAAAGGTTTCCTATATCTCCTCCTTCAGGTAACTGGACTACATTAGTTCCATTAGCAGGTAAAGAAATTTCTATACTATTATAAATATTTAAATCCCAGCTAACAGGATCGCCTACTCCAGGAGTAGCACCTTCTTGCTCTCCTTCTGCACAATTATCAAGCTGACACCATTCTGTTCCATCATATCCCCAAAATCCTTTAGTAGTAATATCTCCTACTCCTGCTGAATCAGCAAAAGCTACCAAACCATTAATAGGTCCCACTATCGCTTCTACCTGTACTCCGGTCATTCTTGGTAATAAAATTCCTTCTGTATTAGATTGAAATTCTACAACAGCACAAGAAAGTAATCCCCCTCCTGTGCCAAATCCTACTTTACCATTTGTAAATTCTAATTCAAAGGAATCTATATCTACATTTCTATTGCCATCTACTGTAGCATCTGCTGAGTAAATAGTATCAACTCCTAAACCTCCTGGCGTTTCCCAATATAAAACTCCTGCTGCATTTGTAGCTAAAACCATTCCGAGAGAAGCTCCATCTGCTGCAGGAAAAGTATATACTTCATTAAAAGTTACTGTTCCTAATCCTATATCTCCTGATATAAGAATATTTCCACAACTTCCTATTCTAAGTTCATTATCAACCCCTGCCGCAGAAGCATCAATTCCTTTTCCAATATAAGTATTACAACTTCCAGTAGTTAAAACTCCTCCAGATTCTGCTCCGATAGATGTATTTTTATCTCCAGTAGTTAATGCAAGAAGAGCCCCGGATCCAACACCTACATTTTCATTTGAAGTATCTCCTATAAGATGTCCAGCTCTATATCCAACCATGACATTATCATCATTAGAAACAGCATCCCCTGCTGATCCAGAAGTTCCTGCAAAAGCTCCTAAATAAGTATTTTGTACTCCTTTTTCTTTTTGACCAGAACTATATCCTACAAAAGTATTAGAATCATTAGTATCTGATTGAAATCCAGCATTACATCCTATAATAACATTTCCAGTAGCACCTACTGCGAATATAGGAGCTGTATTATCATCTCCTATAAGAACTGAAGAAGTTCCATCATTACATCTTAGACGAATATCATCCTCAAACATAAAATTAGAACTATAGTCAAAATCATTTGTAGCTACATTTACAAAAGGAATTTCATCTCTTAAGCCATAAGTAGGACCAACAGCTCCTGAAAAAGAAATAATTCCTGTAACATTATCATATATAATAGGAGCTAAAGCAGATATGGCCAATCTTGCTCTTGCAGATGTAAAATATAAATTTATACCTCCTTCAGTAAGATTGTCTGTGGTTTTAGCAGCAAACATTGTATCAAAACGAGGTTGTGTCATATACCAATTAACAGCTCCTTCAGAAAGATCATCAGTATCTTTAGTTGTCCATTTATCTTCCCATCTTTGATGCGTATAATAATATCTGTTTCCATCAGTTTCAATTCCTGCTCCTCCAACAGCCGATCCATCAGAACCTTCTGGTAGATCATTTGTATCTGCTGGAGGGACAATTCCTGCTACAGCAGCATTTAATTGTTGTAATGTAACTGCACCGAGAGCTGCAACTGCATCACCACTAAGGATTAATAACCCTGACATAGTTCCTCCTGCTAAAGGAAGCATTGTATCTACATATGTTTTGTTTGTAAGATCATTCCCAGCTACAGGAGCATTTGGATTTTGAAATTGATTTCCTGCACCACTCATTACTAATGTTCCTGTCATAGGACCATTAGAAGCATCTATTTTTAATCTATCATTTTGTAAAGCTACTATATCAGCAATTATAGCTGAAGGATCAAATGTACACGCATCTATAACATCTTGTCCTGTTAAATAGTAATTTAAAGCTGCCCGTGCAATTACAAATAAATCTGCCGGATCGAGTGCGACTCCATCAGGTAATTGTGATATTTTTTTTGATGCCATTTTTTTAAATTTAACTAAATGTAAGAGCTTTCATTCTTGCTATATATGCTTCCCACGCTGCCTCATCTTGAGCCAATAAACAAGTGGTTAGTTCTAATTCTATACAATCTTCTGCTACTGTATCTTCTACTAATAATAACCCTGCATCTTCTAAAGCAATACAAC